GCACATCGCCGGGCGTGCGCCAGAATCGCTGATTCTGTCTGTGTCATGGGATTTACTGCGAAAGTTTGTTAATGGAAAGGAAGCCGCCAAAGTTGACGACATTATTGCGAAACTTACAGCCACTCAGGCATTTGCTGCATTTATCCTTCGTGATATCGGACGTCGGCTGGTCATATTCATCCGCGACCGCCGGACCGTTATAACCGCACTCATCACCGCGATAGGTCCAGGTGCAGGTATTAGCCAGCATGATGCGCCCCGGAAAAACGGCACCATCCGTTTCAGTCGGCGTGGACAGTACAAAGGAGGCACTGACCGCGCTCAATTCGCTGCACTGCTCGATGCGCCAGCGGCTAATCACCTCCTGCTCCGGATCGGCGTCGCTGTTTCCGTTGACGAAGTTCACCGCATCCAGAAAACGGGCATAAACCTTACGCCTGACCACCGTTCCGCCGACCAGACTCTGCAGATCTTCCGCCATCCCGGTGACCATGCCATACAGGTTAGAAACCGTCAGCGTGGGGCGCGTACTGGTGCCTTTGCCATTCAGTTCGAAACCACTCCCCTGAATGGGATACGCCTGATACTGTCGCCCCTGCCAGGTGACCGGCTCACCTTTTTCGTTCTGCTCATTACAGAAAAAATAACGTTCTCCACCAACCTCTGTCAGATCGATTTCCCAGAGCACCACGCTGGCCGACTGCTCCGCACGGGTGCATTCATTCAGTGTTTCCTGTCGGATATCCTGCATCAGTTCACCACCTGTTCAAACTCTGCGCTGAACTCAACACGCAACATACTGACCCGCGACGACCATTTTGCGCAGGTCACCTTTATCTGCCGGTAGCCATAAGGCGGCGTCCACAGAAAGGATTTCCAGCCCCCGTGCTCAGCCAGAAACGACTCAAGCGCCGTGGCCTCCCAACGGGGAACAGAAAGCGTCACGCTGTACGTTTTCAGGTCGGCATTCAGCCCGGCAGGCGCTCGCTGGGAATAGCCATCACCAAAGCGCACCTTTCTTACGGAAGGGGCCGAAGCCACATCCATACCGGGTTTCACTTTCCAGCGGAAGGTTTTCATCGTCCACCTCCGGAGAACAGACCACCATCGCGCATCTGCCCGGTCACAACATCCATTGCCGCCTTACGGGCTACGTCATAAACAGCCTTCAGTGCCTGTGGCCCTATCTGACCGTTCGTGCCGTCGTTGTTAATCACCACATGGTTATTCTGCTCAAACGTCCCGGACGCCTGCGACCGGCTGTCCGCCATGCTGCCCGGTGTACCGACATAACCGCCGGTGGCATAGCCGCGCATCAGCCGGTAAAGATTTCCCACGCCAATCCGGCTGGTTGCCTCCTTCGTGAAGACAAACTCACCACGGTGAACAATCCCCGCTGGCTCATATTTGCCGCCGGTTCCCGTAAACCCTCCGGTCGCAAAATGGAATTTCGCCGCAGCTGCCTGAATGGCTGTACCGCCTGACGCTGATGCGCCGCCGCCAATGGCGCTGCCTATACTTCCGACAATCCCCACCATTGCCTGCTTAAGCAGAATTTCTGTCATCATGGACAGCACGGAACGGGTGAAGCTGCGCCAGTTCTGCTCACTGCCGGTCAGCATCGCCGCCATATTCTGCGCAATACCATCAAAGGTCTGCGTGGCAGCACTTTTAACCTGCGACATACTGTCCGTGGCACTCTCTTTCCACTCGCTCCAGCCGGACTTGAGGCCAGCCATCCAGCTCCCGCGAAGCTGGTCTTCAGCCGCCCAGGTCTTTTTCTGCTCTGACATGACGTTATTCAGCGCCAGCGGATTATCGCCATACTGTTCCTTCAGGCGCTGTTCCGTGGCTTCCCGTTCTGCCTGCCGGTCAGTCAGCCCCCGGCTTTTCGCATCAATGGCGGCCCGTTTTGCCCGTTGCTGCTGTGCGAATTTATCCGCCTGCTGCGCCAGCGCGTTCAGGCGCTCCTGATACGTAACCTTGTCGCCAAGTGCAGCCAGCTGGCGTTTGTACTCCAGCGTCTCATCTTTATGCGCCAGCAGGGATTTCTCCTGTGCGGACAGCTGGCGACGTTGTGCCGCCTCCTCCAGTACCGCGAACTGACTCTCCGCCTTCCACAAATCCCGGCGCTGCTGGCTGATTTTCTCATTTGCTCCGGCATGCTTCTCCAGCGTCCGGAGTTCTGCCTGAAGCGTCAGCAGGGCAGCATGAGCACTGTCTTCCTGACGATCGCCCGCAGACACCTTCACGCCGGACTGTTTCGGCTTTTTCAGCGTCGCTTCATAATCCTTTTTCGCCGCCGCCATCAGCGTGTTGTAATCCGCCTGCAGGATTTTCCCGTCTTTCAGTGCCTTGTTCAGTTCTTCCTGACGGGCGGTATATTTCTCCAGCGGCGTCTGCAGCCGTTCGTAAGCCTTCTGCGCCTCTTCGGTATATTTCAGCCGTGACGCTTCGGTATCGCTCTGCTGCTGCGCATTTTTGTCCTGTTGAGTCTGCTGCTCAGCCTTCTTTCGGGCGGCTTCAAGCGCAAGACGGGCCTTTTCACGATCATCCCAGTAACGCGCCCGCGCTTCATCGTTAACAAAATAATCATCCTTGCGCAGATTCCAGATGTCGTCTGCTTTCTTAAACGCAGCCTCTGCCTTAATCAGCATCTCCTGCGCGGTATCAGGACGACCAATATCCAGCACCGCATCCCACATGGATTTGAATGCCCGTGCTGTCCTGTCTGCCCAGGTCTCCAGCGTGCCCATGTTCTCTTTCAGGCGGCGGGTCTGGTCATCAAACCCTTTCGTTGCGGCCTCGTTCGCCGCCTGCAATGCCCCGGCTTCATCGCCGGAACGCTGCAACTGAGCAACATACGCAATCTGCTCCGCCGTCACGTTATGGAACTGGCGTGCCATCGCCGTCAGCCCCGACGTCGGGTCTGTGGTCAGCTTCCCGAAGGCTTCAGCGACCTTGTCCACCTCCACGCCGGATGCAGAGGAGAAACGCGCCACACTCTGGCTGATGGACGCAATCTGAGCCTCACCGCTTACCCCCGCCTTAACCAGTGCGCTGAGTGACTCGCTGGTCTGGTTAAACGTCAGCCCTGCCGCCTGCCCGGCTCTGGACAGGGCCAGAATACGATCTGCCGTCAGTCCCGCCTGATTGCCGGAAAGGACCAGCGTTTTGTTGAAATCGGACAGGGTTGAGTTGCCCTGATACCAGGCATACGCCAGCGCACCGGTCGCCACCGCCAGCGAGGTGGCCCCCACCATCGGCAGGGTGATCGCACCGGCAAGCCCCCTGAACATGGGGATCATCCCGCCGAAGGAGTCCTTAACCTGACCACCCTGTTGCAGCAGGATCAGCCACGGACTTTGCCCGCCTGCAAGCTGCGTGGCCACGTCGGTGAACTGTGCAGGCAGCATACGCATGGCGGCTTTATACTGCCCGACGGAAATCCCCGCTTTCTGTGCAGCCAGCGCCTGTCGGCTCAGCGACTGTTCAACGACTGCCGCTGTTTTTTTCGCATCAGTTTCCGTACCGGAAAAATGACGCCTGACTCTGGCCATCTGCTCGTCAAATCTGGCCGCATCCAGACTTAAATCAACGACCAGATCGCCTACCGGTTCAGCCATACCGGACTCCTCCTGCGATCCCTTCTGATACTGTCATCAGCATTACGTCATCCTCCGTCATGTCCGCCACATCCGGGGAAGCGGGGATAACTTCATTCCCGTCCGGGCCAAAACGAACGCCTCCGGCAAGCCCTGCCGCTTTCTGCATCAGCACATCATCTTCAGGCTCTTCGTCAGCCTCGCGCCGGTTCAGCAGACTGAAATCCAGCGGATGCATATCCGGATCGCTGAAAAACAGGCTGAGCACGGTGTACGTCAGCCCGGAAAAGTGCATATCCAGCAGAACATCATGAAAATAATGGGTACTGTAAAAGCGGTGCCAGTCGGCATACTCCGTGGATGACATCCCGGCAAGCATGGCACGCCAGTCGGGTCGCCCCATCTCGCGCGCCAGTTTCAGGGCAAAACTCAGCTCACCGTCGAACACTTTCCCGCAGAAACAGGCTCTGCAGGCCCGGCGTCCTCTGCCTGTTCAGGGGCATCATTCACCACAAACTCATACATACCAGACAGCCGGTACACCACGTTTTCAGCATGAGAAATTGCCTCCGTGGGCCAGGTGGTAAGCACTTCCTGCTCAATCTGTTTAACGGCTTCATTCATGGACGGCATCTGCGTCTTCTGCGGATGGTTATGCCACAGGGACATCGCCACCAGAAACGCGCCGGTTCTGATGGCGTCTTCCACAGTAAACTTCCGGTTGCTGTCTGACTCCGCCTGTTCTGCCTGCCGTTTCATCAGGGCGAGATGCTCAATGCGCTGCAGGGCTGACAGTTCAGAAAGCGTGACGGTCACACCGTTATGTTCAAATGATTCGGTTTTCAGGAACATCGCTGACTCTCCGGATTAACTGGCGGTGACGGTAATTTCTGCAACCGCAGCAAACTCACCATTACCGGATACAACCGGAATGTTGACCTTGCCTGCAGCAACGCCGTTCACGGTGATGGTCATACCACTGACCGACACGGTGGCTTTTGTTTTATCCGCAGACACCGCACGAAAGCTCTTGTCGGTTACGCCCTCCGGCTGGAAGGCCACGGTCAGCGTGGTGCTCTGCCCTTTCACCACCGAGGTGCTGGCAGGCGTCACGGTCATGCCGGTTGCCGCTGTTACCGTGCTGCGATCTTCTGCCATCGACGGACGTCCCACATTGGTGACTTTCACCGTGCGGGTGATCACTTCCTTCGCCGTCACCGCCTTACCGATACTGCTGACCCAGCCACGGAACACATCGACCGTGCCGTTCGGGAAGCGGATTTTATAGGCACGGGTATCGCCTTCATTAAACCACGCCAGCAGCGCCTGCTGCCCCTGCTCTCCGGGCATCCACGCCAGCGTGAAGCTGGTATCTCCGGCAGATTTCTGCCCCTGCCCGGTCGCAGTCCAGTCTGCATCTTCATCATCGAGATAGCTGTCGTCATAGGACTCAGCGGTCAGTTCGCCGGGCGTCAGGTCTTTAACTTTTGCCAGACGCGACCAGTCAACGTCTGAAAGCGGATTCGCATAAGGGTCACCGCTCCCCTTATAAACCCACAGGGTGGTCCCGGCACCTTTCACCGGCATTGTAGGATTTGGTACAGGCATAGCGTCCTCACATTTCATAGGTAATGACATAAGTCAGATCGGCTGAACTCCACAGGCCCGCATCATCGTCGCGCCGGTAGTCATAGCCGCTGGCCACCATACTGGTGATCAAATCTGACAGTGCCGGGATATCGCTCATCACCGGATAAATCCGGGACTCCATCCACGCATCCAGCTCTGAATCCGGCACCTGAGCAGGCAGGAAAACTTCGATATGCAGCTCCGCCTGCCAGGTATCGCTGTCCAGCTCTTCGCCCGTGTATTCAGCGCCGGTGAGATAAACGGCAACTGCCGGAAAATCCGCCTCATCAAAAACAGCGGGGCGACCATCAAAAAACGTCGCCCCGGTGTCATGCTTCTCCAGTGCATCCAGTACGGCTGCACGGAGTTCAGTATGTTTCATCGCTTTATTACCATCCTCAGTTGATGCTGCAGCGCATAGCCCAGCTCTTTCGGAAGACGTTCACGCCGTATCCGCTCAATATTTTGTTTAAACGCCGTGGTCAGCGGCACCGCCATCGGGATTTTCACCACATCAATGGGGTAACGGTTTTTCCCGGCCACACGCTGCATGACATGCCACCGGCCATTTTTCAGTTGCTGAATAAACGCGCCGGGAATACGACGGTTACCCACCACAAGCACGCTGCCGCCACCTTTCAGGGATGAACGCTGCCCCTTTTTACGACGCCTGCGGCGCGAAAGGACAACCCGCGCATTACCCAGCTTGATTACGGGCAAATCCCCCCGGTTAACTTTGATTCTGGCCTGCGGATTTTTGACCGTGGCCCTTTTCAGCCTGGCCCTTTCCTTTACCAGTTTCCGGCGTACCTTTGTCTCACGGGCAACTTGTGACGCCGACTGCGATATCGCGGATGAAGCAACGCGGTTAATGGCCATTGCGGCGGCACCAGGCACCGCCGTTTTGCTGATACGGCTGAGGTTTTCAACGGCCTGCTCAAGACCTTTTATGGCCATACATCCCCCTTTCAGCGGCGACGGTTAACGGCAGGCGGTACGCCCCGTCCAAGCCAGAGATGACAACTTCCGCCATCATCCGGCGAAACCCGATCTACCCAGAAATTTTCCTCACCGATGGTCAGCGTGTCTCCACGCCGCAGCTGCCGCACCTCATCAGTCCGGACAAACAGGGACGGGCTGGAGCCTTCAACGCGCACGCCCTGTCCGGCATAGCTGATATTTTCAGGGTCATCAAAAACACCACGTATCACCGCACCTGACTGCTCACCGGATGTCATGGTGGCTGACGTTCCCATGTACCCGCGTATCGTTTCATCGGCGCGGGCAATGGCAGCATCGAACAGGTTATCGAAATCAGCCACAGCGCCTCCCGTTATTGCATTCTGGCCAGGCCGCGCTCTGTCATTTCGGCTGCCACACCGGCAGAGACACGAAACGCCGTTCCCGGCAGCACAAATGCCACAGGTTCATCCCGCGTGGCGTGAAGTGCATCAGTATGCAGCTTCACCAGTGCCACGACCGTGACCAGTTCAGACGTATCCAGAATCACGGTATCCGGCTGCGCTGATCCCACCTCATTTTCATGTCCGGTCAGCACATTTTCCCGGCTGAGAGGGGTGTCCTGACCGGCAGTTTCATCCGTGTCATCAAGCTCCTCTTCCAGCTCTGCCACACGGAGCGCCAGTTCTTCTTTCGTCCCCGTCAGGCTGACATCACGGTTCAGTTGTTCACCCAGCGAGCGGAGACGGGCAATCAGTTCATCTTTCGTCATGGACTCCTCCACAGAGAAACAATGGCCCCGAAGGGCCATGATTACGCCAGTTGTACGGACACGAACTCATCAGGGTCAGCCAGCAGCATCAGCGGTGCTGACTGAATCATGGTGAACTCACGCGCCGGATCGCCGGTGGTCACCCAGTTTTTCGGGTAACGGGCAGAGGCGTTAATGCCTTCGCGCTGTGCGTCCGCATCCTGAATGCAGCCATAGGTGCGCAGACCGCGTGCCTGAGTGTTCCCCAGCACCATCGTGTTGTCCGGCAGGAAGTTCTTTTTGACGCCGTTTTCCACGTACTGTCCGGAATACACGACGATGGCTACATCGCCATACATCCCCTTATAGGACACCGCTTTGCCCAGGTCTTTCACCGCTGTCTCCAGCTCGGAATTAGAGCCACGACGGGTATCCAGCTTCTCCTTGACGGCTTTGAAGGAACGGAACAGCGCCCAGCCTTTCGGATCGAACACGATGATATTCACCACACCGCTGGCGTTCAGCGCGTAGGCTTCGATATCGTCGGTCGGGTCATACGTGGACTTGTCACGCTTGCTCCACTCCGTGCCGCCGGACTGCGTGATGTTATTCTCCTCACTGCGGCCCATATCCACCTCAACCGGATCGAAGGCTTCACCGGTCATGGTGTATTTGCCCTTAAGCACGGCAGAAACTGCCTGCATCTCTTCGACCTGAGCAATGGCCAGCTCTTCGTCACGCATGTTCTGCATGATGATGCGACGGCGGCGGTAAGCCGGGTCCGCCAGATTCTGCGGATCTTCATCCGGCAGGCGACGCAGGGTCATCTGCGGATTCACTTCATGCTTCGGCTTGACATATCCCGGCGTAAATTCAGAGGTGGAGCCGCCACGGGAACGGATAACCTCACCGGAAACAATCGGCGAAACGTACAGCGCCATGTTTACCAGTCCCGGAATTTGTGAGAGATAGACTTTCTCCGTGGTGAAGGGATAGCTCTCACGGAAAAAGAGACGCAGAAACAGCGGATCAAACTTAAATTTCTGCTCATTTGCCGCCAGCAGCTGGGCGGTTGTGTACATCGACATAAAAAAATCCCGTAAAAAAAGCCGCACAGGCGGCCTTTAGTGATGAAGGGTAAAGTTAAACGATGCTGATTGCCGTTCCGGCAAACGCGGTCCGTTTTTTCGTCTCGTCGCTGGCAGCCTCCGGCCAGAGCACATCCTCATAACGGAACGTGCCGGACTTGTAGAACGTCAGCGTGGTGCTGGTCTGGTCAGCAGCAACCGCAAGAATGCCAACGGCAGCACCGTCGGTGGTGCCATCCCACGCAACCAGCTTACGGCTGGAGGTGTCCAGCATCAGCGGGGTCATTGCAGGCGCTTTCGCACTCAATCCGCCGGGCGCGGTTGCGGTATGAGCCGGGTCACTGTTGCCCAGCGGCTGGTAATGGGTAAAGGTTTCTTTGCTCGTCATAAACATCCCTTACACTGGTGTGTTCAGCAAATCGTTAACGGCATCAGATGCCGGGTTACCTGCAGCCAGCGGTGCCGGTGCCCCCTGCATCAGACGATCCAGCGCAGTGTCACTGCGCGCCTGTGCACTCTGTGGTGCTGCGGCCAGAATGCGGCGGGCCGTTTCCACGGTCATACCGGGGGTTTCTGCCAGCACGCGTGCCTGTTCTTCGCGTCCGTGAGCCTCCTCACAGTTGAGGATCCCCATAATGCGGCTGTTTTCTGCCGCAACCGCTGCGGTGATCTGCGCGTTCACGTCCGGCTGCGCCGCGCTGGCGTTTTCGCCCTCCGTCGCTGGCACCACGTCAGTAACGTCAGCCTGCGAAGCAGTGGCTGAAACAGTTGTTGATTGAGTCTCTTTGGTCATTCGCCCTCCTGAGAGACGGGATTTACGTGCATCCAGTGCATCACGCATGACGGTGATCGCATCGGTGCTGTTAACAAGTTCATCAGCCAGTCCGGCATCAATGGCCTCCTGACCGCTGTACACTGCAGCCTCGGTATCCAGCACAGCCTGCACGGACAGGCCGGTATATGCCGACACCTTCTGCGCAAACATCTGGCGGGTTGCGTCCATCCGGGACTGCAGTGTCTCCCGGACGTCATCCGGAAGATGGCTGTAGGGGTTGCCATCCACCTTATGGCTGCCGCTGTAAATCAGAGTGATTTCCACACCCTGTTTCTCCAGCGCAGCACCGTAATTACTGTGAGCCATCATGACGCCGATGGAGCCTGTCCGGGCGGTCTGCGTGACCAGACGCCGGGAGGCGGCACTGGCAAGCAGCTGACCTGCACTGCAGTTCATGTCGTTGGCCAGCGCCCATACCGGTTTTATGTCACGCACACGGGCGATGATGTCAGCGCAGTCAAATGCCCCCGCCACCATCCCGCCGGGCGTGTCCATATCGAGCAGAATGCCGTCCACCATCGGATCGCTGGCAGCCTGTTGCAGACGGGCGATAATGCCGTTGTAACCGGTCATTCCCGAATACGGCTGCAGCGCCCGCGTCCGGCTGACCAGCGTACCGGACACCGGCAGCACGGCGATGCCGTTCATGACCTGATAACTGCGGGCCTGTCGTGGTCCGTCATCATCACCGGATAACGCCAGCGCCGCGGGTGCCTCTCCGGCAGTCAGGCTGTCGCCGGATACTGCATCCGTCAGGCGGCTGATCCCAAGCTGGCCTGCAAGCGCACAAAAGAAAACCCGCGCATAGGCGGGTTCAAGCATCAGCGGCTCATTAAAAGCCATGCTGGCAATATGCGGGAGATTACGCAGCGCTGCTGTCACTCTTCTCCTCCTCTGTTGATTGTCGCAGTCCGGATTCAAATGCCGCAGCCGCCCAGGCGGGCGGTTTAAGACCGGCTGCACGGCGCTCCATCGTTTCACGGACCTGCTGGGCAAAAATTTCCTGATAGTCGTCACCGCGTTTCGCGCACTCTTTCTCGTAGGTGCTCAGTCCGGCTTCTATCAGCATCACCGCTTCCTGAACTTCTTTCAGACCATCGATGGCCATACGACCGGAGCCTATCCAGTCGCAGTTCCCCCAGGCACTGCGGGCTTCCTGAAAGCTGAAGCGCGCTTTTGAAGGTAACGTCACCACGCGGCGAACGATGGCCTCTTCCAGCCAGCACAGAAACATCTGGCTCGCCTGACGGGATGCGACGAATTTTCGCCGCCCCATAAAGTACGCCCACGACTCGTTCGCACTGGCCCGTGCCGTGGAGTAGCTCATCTGGGCGTAATTCCGGGAAAGCTGCTCATACGAGACACCCAGCCCGGCAGCGATATACCGCAACAGTGACTGCTCAAACACGGAGTAGCCGTTATCCGTATCCTGAGCCGTCTGCAGGTTCAGTGAGTCCCCCGGCATCAGGTGCGGCACTTTTGCGCCTCCCAGACGGACCGGTGCTGCGGCGTAATACGCGGCAATTTCACCAATCCAGCCCGTCAGCCTTTCCCGCTGCTCCTGACTGTTCGCGCCCAGAATAAAATCCATCGCTGACTGCGTATCCAGCTCACTTTCAATGGTGGCGGCATACATCGCCTTCACAATGGCGCTCTGCAGCTGCGTGTTCTGCAGCGTGTCGAGCATCTTCATCTGCTCCATTACGCTGTAAAACACATTTGCACCGCGGGTCTGCCCGTCCTCCACGGGTTCAAAAACGTGAATGAACGAGGCGCGCCCGCCGGGTAATTCACGGGGTATCCATGTCCATTTCTGCGGCATCCAGCCAGGATACCCGTCCTCGCTGACGTAATATCCCAGCGCCGCACCGCTGTCATTAATCTGCACACCGGCACGGCAGTTCCGGCTGTCGCCGGTATTGTTCGGGTTGCTGATGCGCTTCGGGCTGACCATCCGGAACTGTGTCCGGAAAAGCCGCGACGGACTGGTATCCCAGGTGGCCTGAACGAACAGTTCACCGTTAAAGGCGTGCATGGCCACACCTTCCCGAATCATCATGGTAAACGTGCGTTTTCGCTCAACGTCAATGCAGCAGCAGTCATCCTCGGCAAACTCTTTCCATGCCGCTTCAACCTCGCGGGAAAAGGCACGGGCTTCTTCCTCCCCGATGCCCAGATAGCGCCAGCTTGGGCGATGACTGAGCCGGAAAAAAGACCCGACGATATGATCCTGATGCAACTGGATGGCGTTGGCGGCATAGCCGTTATTGCGTACCAGATCGTCTGCGCGGGCATTGCCACGGGTAAAGTTGGGCAGCAGGGCTGCATCCACACTTTCACTCGGTGGGTTCCACGCCCGCAACTGCCCACCAAATCCGCTGCCACCGCCGTGATAACCGGCATATTCACGCAGCGATGTCATGCCGTCCGGCCCCAGAAGGGTGGGAATGGTGGACGTTTTCATACATAAAATCCTGCAGGTCCCCTGCGTCGCTGTGTCATGCCGGTCTGCACTTCCAGCTCCGCAATGTATTTTTTCAGGTCAGACACGGAAGTGGCCGTAAACTCCACTCGCCGTCCGTCTTTCTGTACCGTTGCCACCCGTTTTCCTGTCATCAGGTCATGCAGTGCCGCACGGGCAGCGGCAAGTTCTTCCTGTCGCGTCATTCATCCTCTCCGGATAAGGCACGGGCGTAATCTGCCAGTGTTTTCTTGTTGGTTGCTGCACCATCCTCTTCCTGCAGGCTCGCCAGCAGTGCACTGAGATCCAGCTGCCAGCGGGAAATACTGATGCGCAGCGCCGCCAGCGCATAAACGAAGCAGTCGAGCGCCTCATTGCGTCGCTTTTTGCTGTCCCACAGTATTTTTTTCCTGCCATCCACCCATTTTTCGACCTGCTCTTCAGCAGTCAGCTGCTGCGCTTCGGTCAGATCAAAAATATCCGGGTTATTCGGGAAGTGAACGGCACCGGGAAGCGGTTCATCTCCTTCCGGCGTCAGTGTGAAGCGGTTATAAATCTGCTCTTTCGCGGTATCCGTACCGATTTCGGTAAGGTAAACCCCGTTTTTGTTTCGCTTACGTGGCATGCTGGCCACTGGCTTTCCGTAGACGGATGCCCCTTTAATGGGGATCACCCGGAACAGCCCATGCTTTTTCGAGCGTTCATACACAATGGTCGGGTCAATCCCGCCAGTATCCCAGCAGATACGGGATACCGACATTTCTGCACCATTCCGGCGGGTATAGGTTTTATTGATGGCCTCATCCACACGCAGCAGCGTCTGTTCATCGTCGTGGCGGCCCATAATAATCTGCCGGTCAATCAGCCAGCTTTCCTCACCCGGCCCCCATCCCCATACGCGCATTTCGTAGCGGTCCAGCTGGGAGTCGATACCGGCGGTCAGGTAAGCCACACGGTCAGGAACGGGCGCTGAATAATGCTCTTTCCGCTCCGCCATCACCTCAGCATCCGGACGTTCGCCAATTTTCGCTTCCCATGTCTCACCGAGCGTGGTGTTCACGAAGGTTTTACGTTTTCCCGTATCCCCTTTCGTCTTCATCCAGTCTTTGACAATCTGCACCCAGGTGGTGAACGGGCTGTACGCCGTCCAGATGTGAAAGGTCACACTGTCCGGCGGCTCAATCTCTTCACCGGATGACGAAAACCAGAGAATGCCATCACGGGTCCAGATCCCGGTCTTTTCGCAGATATAACGGGCATCAGTAAAGTCCAGCTCCTGCTGGCGGATGACGCAGGCATTATGCTCGCAGAGATAAAACACGCTGGAGGGGTCATCCGGCGTCCATTTGAGGCCAAACGGCGTCTCTTTGTCGCCAAATTTAAGATACTGCTCCTCCCCGCAGTGCGGGCAGGCAACATGAAAACGCATAAAATGCGGGGATTCACTGGCTGCACGCTCAATCTGGCAGGTGCCTCTCACTTTGGGCGTGGAGCCACGGATGGACTTTGGCCAGACCGAGCCTTCAATACGTTTGTCGCCAAGGAACGTCGGAGAGCCTTCCTGTTCAATATCCTCATCAAAGGCAGCAAGTTCATCATAACCCGCCACATCCACCGACTTTTCACGGTAGTTTTTTGCCGCTTTACCGCCCAGGCACCAGAAGCCACGACCATTGGAAAAACGCTTCATAGTGAGCGTGTTATCCCGGTGCTTTTTGCCATACCACGGAGCCAGCGCCAGCAGCGACGGAATATCGCGGATGGTCGGCTCAACGTGGGTTTTCATAAAGTTCTCGGCATCACCATCCGTCGGCAACCAGATAAGGGTGTTGCGCTGCTTATGCTCTATAAAGTAGGCATAAACACCCAGCAGCATTTTGGAATAACCGACACGGGCAGACTTCACCACATTCACCTCACGGATGTAGTCGCTGCCCATCGCATTCATGATGGCCCGCTGAAAGGGCAGTGTTTCCCAGCGCCCTTCCTGGTATGCGGATTCTTTTGGGAGATAGTAATTGGCATCCGCCCATTCAACGGCGGTCTGTGGCTCCGGCCTGAACAGTGAGCGAAGCCCGGCGCGGACAAAATGCCGCAGCCTGTTAACCTGACTGTTCGATATATTCACTCAGCAACCCCGGTATCAGTTCATCCAGCGCGGCTGCTTTGTTCATGGCTTTGATGATATCCCGTTTCAGGAAATCAACATGTCGGTTTTCCAGTTCCGGAAAACGCCGCTGCACCGACAGGGGGATCCCGTCGAGAATACTGGCAATTTCACCTGCGATCCGCGACAGCACGAAAGTACAGAATGCGGTTTCCACCACTTCAGCGGAGTCTCTGGCATTTTTCAGCTCCTGTGCGTCGGCCTGCGCACGCGTAAGTCGATGGCGTTCGTACTCAATAGTCCCTGGCTGGAGATCTGTCTCGCTGGCCTGCCGCAGTTCTTCAACTTCCCGGCGCAGCTTTTCGTTCTCAATTTCAGCATCCCTTTCGGCATACCATTTTATGACGGCGGCAGAGTCATAAAGCACCTCATTACCCTTGCCACCGCCTCGCAGAACGGGCATTCCCTGTTCCTGCCAGTTCTGAATGGTACGGATACTCGCACCGAAAATGTCAGCCAGCTGCTTTTTGTTGACTTCCATTGTTCATTCCACGGACAAAAACAGAGAAAGGAAACGACAGAGGCCAAAAAGCTCGTTTTCAGCACCTGTCGTTTCCTTTCTTTTCAGGGGGTATTTTAAATAAAAACATTAAGTTACGACGAAGAAGAACGGAAATGCCTTAAACCGGAAAATTTTCATAAATAGCGAAAACCCGCGAGGTCGCCGCCCCGTAACCTGTCGGATCACCGGAAAGGACCCGTAAAGTGATAATGATTATCATCTACATATCACAACGTGCGTGGAGGCCATCAAACCACGTCAAATAATCAATTATGACGCAGGTATCGTATTAATTGATCTGCATCAACTTAACGTAAAAACAACTTCAGACAATACAAATCAGCGACACTGAATACGGGGCAACCTCATGTCAACGAAGAACAGAACCCGCAGAACAACAACCCGCAACATCCGCTTTCCTAACCAAATGATTGAACAAATTAACATCGCTCTTGAGCAAAAAGGGGCCGGGAATTTCTCAGCCTGGGTCATTGAAGCCTGCCGCCGGAGACTGTGCTCAGAAAAAAGAGTTTCTTCTGAAGCAAACAAAGAAAAGAGTGACATTACTGAATTGCTCAGAAAACAGGTCAGACCAGATTGAAGCAATTTAGATAATCGTGCAGACTACGCCCCCTCATATCACATGGAAGGTTTATCTATGGATCAGGTAGTCATTTTTAAACAAATATTTGATAAAGTTCGAAACGATTTAAACTATCAATGGTTTTATTCTGAGCTAAAACGTCACAATGTCTCACATTACATTTACTATTTAGCCACAGAGAATGTTCATATTGTATTAAAAAATGATAATACAGTGTTATTAAAGGGCCTAAAAAACATTGTGTCTGTCAAATTTTCAAAGGATAGGCATCTTATAGAAACGACCTCTAATAAGCTGAAATCCAGAGAGATCACATTTCAGGAATACAGAAGAAACCTTGCTAAAGCAGGAGTTTTTCGGTGGGTTACAAATATCCACGAACAAAAAAGATATTACTATACCTTTGATAATTCATTACTATTTACTGAAAGCATCCAGAAAACTACACAGATCTTACCACGCTAAACCATAACGTCCGGCTTCTCTCACTCCTGAGCCGGACTGCATTGGTTTAATAAAAACCATCAACAATTGTGATTTAGATATTCGGAACCATTCAAATATAACAAAACCCCGTAAAAACGAGGTTTATGGATAAATTTTATTATTGAATACATCAGATTAAATTAATCTTGACATCATAGCTTTCAAGACCCGTCATTTTTTCCCGTGCGGTAAACTGAATACTGGTAACTTCTTTCCCGGTCTTTTTCTTAAGTTCAATAATTTTTTTTGTTATATATTCAGAAATATCTGCTTCTGCTTTTGTTTTTAAGTTTTCAATATTCATCATTTCCTCTTTTAGTCTGTTATGACTTTCCAGTTACACAGTAAGTCGATTATATGGTGCAAACGTGTAAAAGATAAGATGAAACATCGCAATAATCAACATACGATAGTCTAAATTTTACACAAACAGACAAAGAGAATTTTCCTGAATTATCAATGCAATAGCATCAAATCAACTCAAGAGCCTTATTGCTGCTTCCAGAATTTCTTCTGAAGTAACATGTCGATCCGCGGCTACATAAATGACTTTATGATCTCCGGTCAGAGATGGAAACCCTGCGGCCATTACAGTAAGGTGTGTTTTTTCGCCATTTGGATATTCACGCATGATGGTGTTAACTCCAGTCATCGCTGGCACTACCACTGCTGGTTCAGAGTTAAAAAAAACTATGATTTTTTTCATGATGTTACCGTAGTATGTGAGTATCCATCGAATAGACACCAAGCAAAAAAGCTCCCGAAGGAGCCTTCATTTTCACTTTTTTAAATCCAACGACAGACGGCTGGCATTTAAGTATTGTGAAATATTATCAAATGTAATCATCATTGATTTACAAAAGATACATTTTGCCCCGAAAGGATTCATGTCAGAAACATCAAAAGATGATGTTCTATACTGGGAACCATGACAACACGGGCATCTAAAGTGAATATGATTTGTAATATTGTCTACCTCAAAGCGCCACTACATGAACAGCGGCAGGACCTTTAGGTCCGTTCTCAATACCAAATTCAACTTCCTGATTCTCAGTTAATGTTTTGAAATCGTTGCTCTGAATTGCTGAGAAATGGACAAACACATCTTTGCTGCCATCTTTCGGCGTGATGAAACCAAAACCTTTTTCAGGGTTAAACCATTTCACTAAACCAGTCATTTTGTTAGACATAATTATTACCTTTTGAAGAAATTAGCCCTTGGGCAGAATGGTCCGAAAAAAAATATCAGAGAGAAAAACCAACAAGGAAATCTCAAGAGGTACAAATAATAAAATTATAACAATGACTGCTTCAGATAAATTTGTAACAAACCAGAACACCATTAACGCATGATTAACCACCCATAGCAAGGATTACTTTTGTAAAGAAAAACACAGCAATGAAAGAATAGCTTTATTTATTAATAAAACGTGTCATTCTGATTAAGACCTTTTATCTTACCCTTAAGATTTCAGGAATTTTGGCTCATGGAAGAGTCCTTTTTATTTAAATTTTACATTCCGCGATGTAAATGTTCCGATTTAATATTACCCTACATTTGATGCTTTTTATCTCTTAAAGATTCATAGATCTGTTGACAAGTCACTCCTGCGATGTAGCGTTCGTCAGCAATTTCAGCATAAAGCTGAGCTTCTGCTGCAATATCTCCGAGCATGTTGGTGAGCATTCCTTCGGCGGTTTTGGTTGTTTTGCCTCTGACGGCAGCGGCAAGATCTGCGGTATGCTTCGCTGCGTCAAGGCGTATGGCATATTTTTTTGCTTCGGCACGCAACTGGTTAACACTATCAGACAGATAAGCAGCCCTGGCAGAAATTTCAGCAGATTTCTGTTGCGCATCTTTAACAGCCTCATCACGGGCTATAGTTCGCCCCTGTTCAATTATTCGAGCAGCAAATTGAGCATTTACCTCTTGTGATAATGCGGCAGCATCACGTTCCGCCCATTTTTTTTGCCATCCTCGGTCGCTCCAGACATTTCCGACGATAAATCCTGACAACACGAGAAAAATCACCATGAATATCTGATTCACTGTTCTATCCCCCAGCAGGTTAATGCGCTCTCCTGGTCACGACGAATAACCTGACCGTAACAGTTATTTGAACGAATGCGGCAATCGCGTCCGCCATCCTTAATCCACCAGCGAATCGCTTCGCATGCACCTTTACGATCACCAGCATTCAGCCGCTTATAAAACGTCGACGGGAAACACTTACCGGGGCCAATGTTATAGGGACAAAATGACGCGATACCCGCTTTTTGTGGTTCGGTCAGTGGTACTTTAATATTGCGCTCCACCCATGCCAGCGCCTTATCACGCTCAATGGCGTTGACCTGGTCGCATTTTTCCTTCGACAGTTTCATATTGGGAAAAACGGTTTTTCCATCCACCACTGTGGCACCCCGACAGATGGTCCATATGCCAGAACCATCGCGGTATGCCATTGTGTGGTTACCTTCTTTTTCGTCCAGAAACTGGTCAAGTATCTGAGGAGCAGATGCGCCAGCACCAATCAGCGCCAGAACGGCAGCCGACAGGCCGTATCTGATTTTTGTGTTCATAGATATTTATGATGAGGACGCTCGTGCTTATTGGCAGGATTTTCAATCTTAAAGGAGTACTGATGCTGCAGATAAGACTCAACTTTTTCTGACAATTTTTCTGCTACTTCCAGGAAGACTTGCCGGACGCTCCTTCTGGCTGCTGCCTCATAAAACTCCAGCGCAGCTCCTTCAACACGGTCCATGGCGACATCCAGGTCAAAAATTTCACCGTCAAAGCGTTCTTTGTCCTGTAAGGCTACAGTTACCGTAACTTTATTCTCAAAATTACGGACTCCTTTCACAACCAGTTCATAGTCTTGAGTCATTGGATTACTCTCCTCTCGCAGCCTTACGCCTGTCTTCTTTAATCTTGAAATAAAGATTTGTCAGATACGTCAGCAGGCCAAAAACCAGGCTACCCAGCACACCGATTGCAGCCCACTGTGACGGAGTTACTTTATCGAGTAACTGCAATGCCCAGAAACCAGCATTACCCGCCGATGTGCCATAGGCAACACCTGTTGTTAACTTATCCATTGATTTCATATCCTCACCCCGATGTACACGGATGGTGCAATATGTTTGAAAAGATCGGAGTCTACGGGGTAGTTTTGACAGCACACGTTGTTCTCAACGGCGCTAAAAAAACATACACATTAAAAATGTGGGTAATTATTTTGAAAGAAAGTCATATATAAAATAATAATACGAGAAATGTTTTCATATTTAGTGTACTGTATACGGCCATTTATACAGGAAAAGCCTATGTCAGAACGTAAAAACTCAAAATCACGCCGTAATTATCTCGTTAAATGTTCCTGCCCAAACTGCACCCAAGAGTCAGAACACAGTTTTTCAAGAGTACAAAAAGGTGCCCTTTTGATCTGCCCTCATTGCAACAAAGTATTCCAGACAAATCTTAAAGCTGTAGCCTGATTGATTTTATTAGTAACAAGTATTTTTTATATTTTAATAATATATTTAAAGCAGATAATAAAAAACCCGCCTGAGCGGGTTTGAGATTGTGGTGCTTTTTGTGGGAGTCATCCACTTACGCACTTTGTTTTGCCATGCCAGCAGTTAGCTTCTGCTGTAAAACTATTCATGCAGCAAACCTGCACTTCACCACAATGGTTAGCATACTTTTCCTGATTAAGATTTTGCCAAATATGCTGGCCATTGTTTCATGTATTGGACCTCCTTACTTTTTATTAAAGAGATCCAATATTCACTACTCTGTCCGTATCTCTACTCAGGCATCAGCCTTCTTCGTTATCGTATACAGACGAGCGATGAATTTTAATCAGTAATGATGACATTTGCTGCTGCAGGACCTTTAGCACCACTCTCTATAGAGAAGGTAACCTTTTGACCTTCAAATAAGGTTCGATAATTATCATTCTGAATCGCAGAAAAATGCACAAACACATCTTTACTACCATCAACAGGAGAAATAAAGCCGAAACCTTTATCAGCGTTAAACCATTTTACTAAACCAGTCATTTTATTTGACATTCTACATTCCTTAACTTGAGCCTTTCGGCATAAATGGTTTGCATAACAGAAACGACTTCGTACTTAATTGGAGAGACTCAAAGAAGGAATAAGTGAATAACACCTGAAATGAGAACTGCTTTAGTAAACTACTTCGTATATCGTCTGTTCTTCAAACCGACGCAATCATTAACGCATAGTTGAACATATGAAGCAATGTTTATTTTAGACATCCAGCCATCTTCAACCCCATCAAAAAACTATAGCTTTCTTCAGGAACGTGTGTATAGTGCGCCAAGTTATCAGTATTAAGGAATTTTTTTGTCCCGTAAAATGACAGGAATTGTCAAAACCTTTGACGGCAAAAGCGGCAAGGGTCTTATCACCCCATCCGATGGTCGTATCGATGTCCAGCTTCATGTTTCAGCGCTCAATCTCCGCGATGCAGAAGAAATTACCACCGGATTACGCGTGGAATTTTGCCGGATAAATGGTCTGCGTGGCCCTTCAGCTGCCAATGTTTACCTTTCATGAGCTATATTAAAGCTTTAATTTCAGGCCCCATCGGATCACACATGGAGAGTTTTTATGAATAACCCCGTCTGTCTTGATGACTGGTTGATTGGCTTTAAAAGCTTATGCTGTACTTTGGCCGTAATAGCTCTGCTAATAATATAATAAGCAGACTCATTGTGTTTAGGGACATTGTACTGGAAGAAAACATTTTAAACATCAGGCAAATAACCAAGTCACCAGCTAAATAATAAGTTAACAGACATGAGTCCCGGGATGAGATTCAACATTACCATTGCCCCATTTAAAGCACAAAACCCGCTCATCAGCGGGTTTTCTACTTTTTCTTAACGTCGGGTATACAAAGCCCATCGTTGAAAAAATTTTATCCATATTTTTTGAAAAATGCAAACATCATGTCGCCATCTTCAGCAAAAATCATTTATCTCGTCACCTTCCTCAATTGCGCTTCCGCGTATGCTTCTTCCTGCCAGCACTTTGTTACCAGTTTACCAATGACGTCCGCATACCCCTTATACCACTGATAATCGGTCAGGTCTGGTACCAGCTTCTGGACATGACGTCGTGCCAGCGTGGTCGGTAAACGACTAAACCGGTTTCCATTACAACGCCCACAAATCTTATATACCGGTACGCCATGAAACCGGGTTCTTTTTTCATCCAGAACAATCCCTTTACCCTTACACCCTCTGCACGCTGTGCTGGCTTCGCCCTTACCATGGCAATGCTGACATAGTTCCTTCACCCATTCTTCCTTGATTACAGATTCCCCGCGTCTGTAGTGTTTCACCACTTCGCGCAATACATTATAAAATCCCGTACCTGAACAATGCTCACAGCGAGCCTTACTTGCCGCAGACCTGGAGTAATCAGCAAAGGCAAAACTCACGAGGTAAGGAATAATCTGTAACCGGATTTCTTCACTCAATTTGTTCAATGTCGGGTTATCCAGTGCCATCGCGTAATTTAGCAGGCCTTCAATCGCAAACTGAGGGTCCTGAACACCAACTTTTGCCAGAAATAAGGCCAACCCAAGTGGTGCTTTCGACTGCACCATCCCCTGCGCTGCCATTACATCCGTAATTGTTAAACAACCGGTGCCTGTCGCTGGAGCGTCATCGCTCAATTTTGGAGATTTTGGGGAGTAATATTTTGGTAAGGCTTCAAGGTTCATGCTCGTTCTCCACTTACGCCAGTACGCCAATTGCCAGCGCGCGATCGATAAAACGAAATATCAGCTCCAGTTGGGAGCCATACTTCTCTTCAAATGCCACTGTATCCGTATGCAGCTCGTTGTGATGCTTTCTGCACAAAGGCAACACAAAGAGATCATGTGCTTTTGTTCCCATTCCGCCCTGCCCGTGACCAATCAGATGATGCGGATCGTCGGCTGGCATACCGCAGCAAGCACACGGCTGTGTCTTAACCCAACGTGTGTATTTCCCCTTAACCCAGCGGCGACGTTTAGGCAGCTTCATGAAAGATTCCGGAGACTCTGGATCAACGGTGATGCTTACCACCGTCTTTTCCTGTGGTGATTTTTGTTGCTGGTGGGCGTAAGGCAACGGTGCAAGATTTTTTGTGCGTTGTTTCAATATGCTGGTGGCGGTCTGCTCTCCCGGTACGATGTCGCTTTCGCGGTACACCGGGCGGATTTTTTCCGCACGTAATCCCAGCGAACGACGCGATACAGCCTCAGGTAGTGCATCCACCACCTGATTGCAGACCGCCCACCAGGATAATTCAGCCAAAGATAATTCCCGCTCCTGCGTACCGCTTATTGCGTGACGGATGACGTCAATCACCCATGCTGTCAGATTTTGTTGAGCAAGCAGCTCCAGTGATTCCGATGTCTGGTCACGCAGTTGGTTGTCGCAGTGCCAGCACAACACCATTGCGCCGGTACCATAACGGTGAATGACTGTTTCAGTGTGATGGTAATCGCCATTAGGCCACTGGCAGGATGTAACATGACGTAATAGCCAGTCGGACAATGCGCCAACGCCGCCAGCAGCACGAATCACCCGTTCGTTACTAAAAAACGGCAGCAATGTTTTGTCTTCCGCCAGCGGCTGGCGAACGGCAGGAACGACTCCGGATGGCAGATTACGCATGCTTTTTGGTTCCGGTTCCACCAGCACTCGAGGATTATGAAATATCTGTATGGATTCACGGCCCGGCTTAAGGACCACCAGCCCAAGCTCAGGCACCAGAACAGGTCTAAGTAATACCCGCACGTTACCTCCAGATCCGTTGCTGGAAAGTGCGGGACGCACGTGGTGGGCGTTCGGAATAAGGCAGCCTGACAGAGATTATCCAGTGCCGATAGTCGAGACTGAGAGCTTTCTTAACCTCGAACCCGCGCCTGCGGTAAGAATGAATCAGCCATTCGGCCTGTTCTGCAGTGCATGGAGGGTGCTGGAACCATTCAGACTTGAATGCGTGAGAATACCGCCCGTGCGTGCAGGCAAGAACGGGCGAATTATCAGAATTGTAATATTTTGCGTTGCGTGCCATCGGTTTTCTCCGGTGGCACGGTGTTACTCAGCGGGAGTTCAGCCCCGCGCAAGATTGTAGATGAGTTTATTCTCCTGAAAAAGCAGAAAAGCCAGCTTTTATTCCGATCTCTTTCAATGCCTGTAATGAAGTGACAAACTCACCTTCGCGCAAGATAAATCCGTCCGTGACCCGAGCATCCACAAAATTAATTAACGCAGCCCCATTCTTTCGCAAACACATAATGCGGTAATGACTAACAAGATTTCCATTTTCAACGCACACAGCATAGAGGCCATCTTCACAAAAAATTTTACGCAGTTCTTCGATGTTCATCATCAGAATCCTTCCGGATAATTAGCTCTCCCCTTTAAGGGACCATCCCTCTTATCCCTGCGCGCTACTTAAGTATTTTTGATTCTATTCCGGCACCGTCCAGAACTTCAAACGCGTTGAAAATAAAAACAAAAACCCGCCGAAGCGGGTTAAGTGCGGGTGCGTTGAGGATGCCTGCCACATCAGAGGTGGCGAGGGATTTCTCCCCCGCCGGGTCTCTTACTCCTCAGGTTCGTAAGCTGTGAAGACAGCGACCTCCGTCTGGCCGGTTCGGATTCGTACCTCGCAGAGGTCTTTCCTCGTTACCAGTGCCGTCACTATGACGGTTAAACAGATGACGATCAGGGCGATTAACATCGCCTTTTGCTGCTTCATAGCCTGCTTCTCCTGTCAACGCAAAGCAGAAGTGTCACCTTCGGTGCGAAACAGAGATGTCATGCTTTGGTTCAGAGAATGCGTTTGACCGCCTCGCTATATACTTCCGAGCGTTCTCTTTTCCCAACAGAAATCACGAAAACGACAACTTTCTCGTCTATAACCTGGTATACAAGGCGATAGCCTGAAGACCGGAGCTTAATCTTGTAACAATCAGGCATACCACGGAGCTTGTTTGCTTCAATCCGGGGTGACTCAAGTACTTCAACCAGCTTCTTTTTCAACTGTTCACGTACCGTCGAGCCCAGCTTTCGCCATTCCTTTAGTGCCCGCTCGTCAAAATCCAGAAAATACGCCATCAGAGTTCATCCAGCGTCACACGTACTGGCTTAGGATTACGAAGCCGTTCTTTCACTATCTCCACAAGTTCAGCATCTTCATCACTCAGGAGTGTCTGTTTGAACGGCAAGCGTTCATTGTCAGCGATATACTCGAGCATGAGACGAAGCGCTTCAGAAGGAGTTACACCCATTTTTTCAAGCGCGGCGTAAGAACGCGCTTTAAGTTCATCGTCAATACGCAGGTTAATGCTACCCATGTCTTACACCTCTTGTAATTACAAATGTCATTACAAGTATCGCACTACAACATGCTTAGGGCAAGTCACGAAGGAAGTCAGAAAGTAGTCGTAAGAACGGTGATCACTGTCCGCTTTGTGCCAGGAGCAGCCATTGCTAAGTCCATCCTGTATTGTGCAGGTCAGCTCGTTTTTAAAGAGTCCGGCCATCATCTTACTGGTACAGACACCATATACTTTGTGACGGTCAGGCTACATATGCACAACTCAACTTATTCATCTATTTTTTGCTTTAGCATGTCAGTGTTGCTTTCTCGTCGGCGGGTGAGCGGTGACCTGACCTGTCGATAAAGGAACGTAACACGTTTTATGCAACACCCGCATGCGGCAGAAAATTATTGCCGAACGTTTACCCCTGTCAACAAGCTTTACTTTCTGAGGCGCGCCAGCCCGCGAGGAAAACAATCTGAACATCAAACAATTAATGACACAAGAAATACGATTAAAGATTTTTTTGTGCATGCCGATAGTGCTTTTTTAAAAGGAGAAATCTATGTCTGTCACAATTCAGGGAAATACCTCAACCGTTATTTCAAACAACTCCGCCCCGGAAGGAACATCAGAAATAGCCAAAATCACAAGACAAATTCAGGTGCTGACTGAAAAGCTTGGGAAAATCTCATCGGAAGAGGGGATGACGACACAGCAGAAAAAAGAAATGGCTGCATTGGTACAGAAGCAAATTGAAAGCCTCTGGGCTCAACTGGAGCAGTTGTTAAGGCAGCAGGCAGAGAAAAAGAATGAAGACGCGACAGTTCAGCCTGATAAAAAAGAAGAGAAAAAAGACGATACAAATACCGCTGGCACCATTGATATTTACGTCTAAGTGACAGCCGTATTGTGGCCCTCATCGAGCCTGTTCAGGATTCTGTGTAAATACCTTTTCTCAGAAGTGGCCGTCCAGGCGGTCACCGAACTCGATAATAAAGCGGCTCATTGCCATACGCCAGTCCCGCAGTGGCATCGTCCATTTCTGTGAAGCCGCCTGGATTGCCAGCCACACCACTTTTTTCACCGAGTCGTCTGTCGGGAACACTTTACGCTTTTTGATCGCATGGCGGATCACGCTGTTTAGCGACTCGATGGCATTCGTCGTATAGATCACTTTGCGGATGTCCGTTGGATAAGCGAAGAACGTGGCAAGATTCGGCCAGTTAGCCTGCCAGCTTCGGCTTATCTGAGGATAGCGACAGTCCCAGGCCGCAGCGAACGCTTCCAGTGCCTGCTGGCCTGCCTCTTCCGTGGGAGCCTGATAAATCGCTTTCAGGTCGCGAGTGACGGCTTTGTAGTCCTTCCATGACACGAAGCGCAGGCTGTTGCGCACCATATGCACGATGCATAACTGGATGCGGGCCTTCGGATATACTGTGTTGATGGCATCCGGGAAGCCTTTCAGGCCATCCACACAGGCGATGAGGATATCGTTCAGACCGCGGTTTTTCAGTTCAGTCAGCACATTGAGCCAGAACTTCGCCCCTTCATTTTCGGCCAGCCACATACCCAGCAGTTCTTTCTGACCTTCGATATTGATGCCCAGTGCCAGGAACACCGATTTGTTGATGACGCGACTGTCCTGCCGAACTTTCAGGACGATACAGTCAAGATAAACAATGGGGTAAACAGCATCCAGTGGTCGGTTTTGCCATTCTACAACCTGCTCCATCACGGCATCGGTAACCTTTGATATCAGTGCCGGTGAAACATCTGCGTCATACAGTTCTTTGAACGCAGCAGCTATCTCACGGGTGGTCATCCCTTTGGCATACAACGAGAGGATCTGGTTATCCATCCCGGTAATACGGGTCTGATTTTTCTTTACCAGTTGTGGTTCGAAGGTACCGTCACGATCGCGCGGAGTACGCAGTTCCAGTGGACCGTCGCCTGTGATAACGGTCTTTGTGGAAAAACCGTTGCGGGAGTTAGCTCCTGGTCTGGACTGATTTTTCTCATACCCAAGATGGTGTGTCATCTCTGCATTGAGAGCGGCTTCAACGCTGAGCTTTTTCAGCAGCCGATCAAACTGACTGAGGTCTTCAGGGGTTTTGAGGTTTTTGGCCAGTTCGTTAGCCAGAGCCTGTAACTGTTTTTCGTCCATAAATTAACCTTCATTTGATGCTGGATTGAACATATCAAAATCAGGCAATTACACAAATCTATGTACAGGCTCCCCTCATCGGGCCACTTTTCGCCATCAGCCTTTTCTTTAAAGACATATTATCTTTGTATCATTTCTGATAGTTAACATTACAAGATATAAGTAATGGACGCACTCCCAATTAGTCTATTTAAATCGCCACGAGTTTAACTGACAACCCATGATCAATTATGAATTGCAACTATTTCTGTAGTCACTTTTGTGGGGACAGTCCACAAAACTGCCAACTTCCGCTTCTTGCTCTTAGCGGACATTAGCATAGGCTATTTACCATAACGCCTCATTACGCGCACCGCCCAGACTGACTCAGCGCGTTTCTGGCATATCCCCGGTAAAACAAGTAACAAACCACCCGAAAATGAACACCAGAAACGCGACTTAAGAATCTACCCTATGAATGGATATGCACTCAACCGAATCGATCTTGGTTTCAATCTTTTTTATCGGGATCAGGCTTCTTTTTAGGTAACTTCGGGGGCTTAACTTGCTGATGACTTTGCGTTCGGCGCGTAAGCCAGGGATGGTCAGCTTTAGGTTTAACATAGTATTTTGAGCGTAAATCAATACGGGCATTATCCACTCGTTCATGGACACTCTTTTCATCATCCAGTGGTATAGGCTCCGGGCCATCAACATACTTTTCCCAGCCCAGCGCTTTCCCGTCATACAGAACGTTAATTTCACCGTCAAAGTTCTCGCATACAGTAACAACCGAATGCCTAAGTCGATATCCCCGGCCCTCACTGCGTACCTGAAACGCACTGCTTTTGTACTGGAAAGTGAGATTTTTAGACAGAACGCGCTTCGCCTGTAGGCTGAAGATATAACCCAGTTCCTCTTCAGAATGGTGCACATCAAGATGAGCATTATCAGTAGTACGAGGCGACGTAGCGAACCGGTTGTTATAGGCTTCAATAAAGGTCGGCAACCATGCATTTGCTGTTTCAATATCACTGATATTCTGAAGCCGCATTTCTTTGACCAGCCTGTCCTGTAGTGTCTGATTGGCGCGCTCTACCCGCCCTTTTGCCTGCGGGCTGTTGGCATGGATTGGCTCGATGCCCAGTGTCTTTATCGCACGAGTGAACTGGGTCAGCTCACCTTCCCGCTCTGGGTTATTTACCCTGAATATACTGTGTCTATCAGAGTAGAGAGCGAGCGGTACGCCATGATCATTAAGGTAACCCCGGAGGGTTTCCATGTAAGCCCGGGTTGTTTCAGCAGGCACAAAACGCAACGCCATCAACGCACTGGTGGCATCATCAATGAAAACGATCAGTGTACATCTGGGGCCTCGATTTTCAAACCAGTCATGAGGTGAGCCATCAATCTGGATCAGTTCACCGTAAGATGGTCGTCGCATGCGGCGTTGATATATACGGGCAATTTTACGACGGCGTTCACGCCATAACCCCTCTTCTATCATCCACTTTCTGAGAGTTTCAACGGATAAAGATAAACCGTGTATCTCGCGCAATTTTTCGCACGCAAACGTAGGTCCAAAATCAGCGTAACGGCCTTTGAGGAGTGAAATTACTGTTGCTCTGAATTCAGTAGAAAAGGAATTATTAGGACGCTTTCCACGTCGGTGGGAAACCAGACCAGAAGGCCCTTCATTTCTATACCGTTGCACCAGACGTTTAACCTGCCGAATAGAAATGCCAATGCGTGCCGCAGCTTGTTCCTGAATAATCTGAAGTCGGTGGAGTTCCTTATGACTCATCGTAACAGTCTCTTTGATCATGAAAAATCCCCCAGAGAATTGTCTGGGGACATTTTAGAATGGTTCAAAGGGGACATTACAGCTTGGTGTTAACAATAGCCTGCTTCTCCGTGCCTTTCGGCACGTAAGAGGCTAACCTACATGTGTCTAGCATGAAATTGGCCTCAGATTAATGTTAAGCGTCTTGCAGGACGCGTAATGTTAACTGGGGCTTTTCTCTATCTGCCGTTGGTGTCCATGCCCGAGGCAGATAGCCTCAAGCACCCGCAGTCATTCTACTTAACTAAGATTTCCCCGCAAACCGTTTTTGTCCAGCACAGTAAATATCCAACTAAACCAATGGAGTTCGCTGTATTTACCGCCAGTATTCAATGCACATGACCGCCATGAACACCCCTAAAAAAAGGGCATTTATATATCCAAATATTAATATCAAAACATCAACTTTTTCCATATACCTTGCTGTGAAGATGATGGGCATACATGATGCGAACAACCAGAACGCAACAAACAAAAACTGCAATGCGTTTTTCATTATTCCTCCTACAATCAATGTGCAATTACATTTAAACACACCTCAATTTGGCCGGACATATAAATATCTAAACCAGAAAAAATCACTTACATAGCGTTACAAACTCTTTAGTCTAAAGGTTCATCGTAAAACATTCCCCATACTTATCAGTCCGTTCCGCGCCAGGTAGCTCATTGCCTTATCTGGCAACCTGTAATCAGGTTTCCGCTTTTTCAGTTGGCTGGTCGTTTAACCGACATAGTTAATCCATTAATCTAGTTGCCGGATGTTGGTGGATTTTCGCGTTTTAGTTGTTCATAAAAGTGCACAGCTTTAACCAGTTCTTCTGATGTAACTGGGACTGGTGAGGCAGTGAATAAGGCCTGAATTTGATAGTTCGGCCTGTCGTTACAATCCTCTTTTTTCGGTACATATTTCCAGTCACCAGACCACTACTTCCCCTGAAAGTCCGTAACGCCTTTTTTCACGTAGCGATATCGCCATGCCACTGGTTTTGCTTGCCCCGCCGTTTCATGCCCTTCCTGATAATTAATCTCGCTCATTCATCGCCCCACTCATCACAATATGCTTCGACCGGAGTTTTTCCCGCTTCATAGTCATCACGCTAGGATTCGACATCAGCAGCACTTCCACCGCGTAACTCACCATAGTCCATTAATAGTTCATCCCGCTCTTCAAAACTGATGTTATATTTAGCTGAACAAAAATCAGCCACTTTGTTCTTCCTCATCGTCTTTTATTTCGTGGTATGAGTAATTGCAGTAGTTAAAGAAAATTTCTTATGCTCCGTCATGAATTTCCTCAGGTGTTGCGTCATCGTCCACTTCGAATACATCCTCAAAATCTCCACCAGCTATTCCCGTTTCAATAATAATTTTGAACTTTCGCATTTCACTACCGCCCTTTCGGGCTGCCTCCTGATGTTCTGAGGGTGCAGAAATCCATCCGGTTAAGGATTAAATTTTATTTACAGAACTGAATTTAATTATTCAGATATACGTATCTGTAGCCTTACGAATCTACTCACTGGATGCCTCTTTCATAAAAATAATCCAGTGGGTTTTATCGTTTTTTCCCTGTTCGTTGACAGATAACAGGTTTTCTGTCTGTCAGTGCCAGAATCTGGCTTACCGGTATTTGCGTTTCATTCCATTAAAAAATCAGAACGCCGTGCGGCCTCAACACCCGAAAAGCTTCTTTAAATCTCTGTCGCGAATCATCACGCCAGGCATCTTTATTCAGCCGTCCATATTTCTTTCCCATCCAGGCGTTATCACCAACACTCTCAAGATGCGGAGGGTCTAATACAACCATCGAAAAAGATGCGTCTGCAAATGATAATGCACGAAAATCTGCGATAATGTCAGGGCTGATAATCAAGCGTCTCCCATTGCGTAATGTGTATCCTTCTTTTCTGATATCGCTGAATATCGCCCGTTCGTCAGACTTATCGAACCAGAACATGCGGCTGCCACAGCACATATCAAGAATGGTTGCCGGTGCACTCACTGCGCCACGTCCTGAAAATTACCCTGATAGAAAGCCAGTATGCGCTGCATAACTTCGCTCTTCCGGCACTCGCGACAGATTATGTTTAGGCGACTGTCGTAGCGACGTATTTCTCCGTCAGGTGATGACCAGATAAGGTCCGGATCAACCACAGCAGGTTTCTTCACCTTTGCCCTCGAGAGTTTTTTGCGGGCGTTTTGCCAGTCCTTACGCGCCTGTTCAGAGGGGAATAACCCGTAGCCGGAGTTGTATACATCGCCACTGGCTACCAGCTCTCTGGCAAGAACGCTCATCAGATATCTAGTCGCACCTGTTTTAGCTTCCAGTTGCCGTAACGTCTCACGGCCGCTCTGGCGCACGAGTTCCACCACCTGCCATTTAATTTTTTCCCGCTCTTCTTGTGTAAAAACTTTTGCCACAAGTCCCCCTTAAAATTACCTCATGACCTGAAATCAACACTTATCCTCTGAAACCAGGCGGAATTTCTGTATCCGGTTCAGAAATATGATTAACACAACGCTGTACAGGTGAACGTCCCAGGCGGATGACCAGTTCGTCCCATTTTTCGCGGAGCTTTGACGGGCTCATGATGTTTTTTACCCAGAATGGATCTCGCTGAACCCGACCAAACATTTCGCAAATTTGTCTGTGGCTTCTGCCATCCAGCATCCGCATTGTGCGCACGTCATTGGCCCAGGCAGTCCAGTTAGGCTCTTTTGGTCGCATGATCTCGCCATCATCACTGGCTGCCTGTTCGTAGAGACCCACGATCCGCCCCCAGATCCACTGCGCACACGCCAAATCCTCCCTGCTACCCCACTGGCGTTTTTTCGCACTAAACACAACCGCGTCGGAGTTCCGGGTTAAAAAATCCTGTTCAGTCGTCTGCGGGTCCGGTTGCGAAGCTTCCGGACGAAAAGTGTTTTTATTCTCTGTAGTAATCTCTGTTGTATTCTCTGTAAGATCATCAGGCCATTTTGACCCGATGACATTGGGTCGTTTTGAACCAATGGAGCGTTTCATTTTGACCTCTTCCATCGTGTCATTTTGACCTGATGGAGCGGCGCATTTTGAACCGATGGATTCGCTCAATTTGCCACCATCTAAAAGCTCGCTCCCATAGTTGATCGTGTAGAAATTGGTCATATCGCGCTTTGATTTATTGAGCTTTTCACAACGCAAAAGCCCCAGCGTTTTCAGACTTGCAAACGCGCGCTTTAACGTTGACTCTGACCAGAATGGGAACTGTTCCAGCCATTGTTCCGTTGTGTTATAAATCCAGCGAACACCATCACATTCCATGCCGGAGTTGGTATCTCTCAACCAGTAGTGCAGTTGTTGCAAAACAATGGCTTCGTTTAAGCCAATTTTCATTGCCAGCTGCGTGTTTATAACCAGTGGGCGTTCAGCAAAAAGAAGGCTCATAATTCCATCCAGCTTTTTGTTGGTATTGCTGTCGATACGCAAGTTTGAAAGCAATTGCTTTTTCTATAAGTTCGTCAGTTTCACGATCCACTACGGCAGGATCAGCAAAAAGCAGTCCGGACTCCACCACATCGCCATATTCTTTGTTTAACCCGGCGATCATGCACGTGATGCTTTTTCCGTCAGTAATTTCACGATACAACCTGAAATCATTAATCCGGATAGCCTCCATAATTGCAGGCACTAGCGCCGTGAACTTTTCACGCTTATCCCTGGTGTCGATAGCCTTCCAGCGTTCAAATATCTTCACTCGATTAACGCCAAGCGCTCGCTGATCAATCGCGCCACCTTCATATGTGACACGCTGAACATCGATGTTCGGGCGCTCTTTCAAAGCCCAGAATGCTTCAGTGATTAATATCGTCGCCTGCTCCTGTGTCATTCCTGGTCGACATATCCAGGCATCCAGAGCCTCACGAGCCTGTTCAGGAGTGATTTTCATTGTTCAACCGCCCCGCCCGCTTCGTCTTACGATATTCGTCATAAACCTTGGGATCATACAGAAGCTCGCCGCCAGATGCCTCCTGTAGACGCATCGCGCGACCTTCAGGAACCAGCTCTTGCCATTGAGAAACAGCAGATGGGTCAACGCCAGCAGCTTTCGCTACTTTGGCTTTCGTACCGTAAAAATTAATTACGTCTGATTTAAACATCGCACCTCCAATATTGAGTTTTCTCAATGCTAATCACTCAAGGAATCTCAAGTCAAGGGTTATTAAGATATCTAAATATGAACGAGAAAACTTTAGGTCAACGCATTAGAGAAAGACGTAAGCAGGTAGGCTTAAGTCAAAACGGTTTAAGCAAAGCTGCTGGCGTATCTGGCTCATCAATTTCATTATGGGAAAGTGACCATACAGCCCCGCGCGGGCAAAATTTGCATCGCCTCGCCGAGGTATTGCAATGTTCACCAACTTGGATACTGTTTGGCGACGAGGACAAAACACCAGCTCCCCCTGTTTCACTCGATAGTGCCTTAGACTTATCGGAAGATGAGTTAGAGATGCTGCGTTTGTATCGCGCACTTCCTAAATCAGAGCAACAAGCACAACTCAGCGAACTCCGCGCCCGCGTTGAGAATTTTAATCGCCTGTTCACCGAGCTATTAGAGGCTCGCAAACGCAACAAGCATCAATAATCATCCCTTCACAAAATTTTAAAGCCTTACATTTCAATGTATTGGCTTTATCTTGCGCCAATACTTGAGTTTTCTCATCAAAAAACCTTGACGAAAAATAATGAGAAAACTAAATTACCTCCATCAAGACACCGCACGGTGTTCTCAGCAAACAGTTCCGCTACCCCGGCGTTAAGGGGAAATGAGGTCAGCATGGATACTATCGATCTTGGCAACAGCGAATCTCTGGTATGTGGCGTGTTCCCCAACCAGGACGACACGTTCACCGCGATGACGTATACCAAAAGCAAAACGTTTAAAACCGAAAATGGTGCCCGTCGCTGGCTGGAAAGAAACTCAGGTGAGTGATATGGATTTCGACACAATCATGGAAAAGGCTTACGAAGAATACTTCGAAGGCCTTGCCGAAGGCGAAGAAGCTCTCAGCTTCAGTGAGTTTAAACAGGCACTCAGAATAAGAATGTGCTCTCACAATGACGCGGAGCACAAATATGAGAAGCAAAATCAGACCGCAGAAAATTTTGTTCTGGAACCCGGAGAAACGCTTTTCAAAATTCCCGTTACGTGCCCCATTTGCGGTTTTACATCAGAAGAACTTGACGACTCCTGTAACAATCAGGAAACAACCAAGTATGTCGAAGATGATACCGAGTGCGCACGAAGAACGATTATATCCACGAGTCCAAACTCCAGGACCAATAAATCTCACTATGAGAGGGTGATTAATCCACTCCCCCAAACCAATAAAAAAGATGCCGGAGGACAAAAAACCCAATGGAACAACGGGATATCTGTCAAAAAAAGACGTTCCATTAAAGACAAACAACGCAGCGCCAACAACTGTAAGCGCTTTATACCAGTAATCAATTTTCATGTTCTTAAGCGGATTTATTGGTGGTTGCGACATTGCTTAATGAATCCTTAAAACTGTGGTGATTTTAAGGATACCACCTCGCCTGACGTGGTTAAAAGCAGGCACACAACACGAAAGCGCACGGCGAAGTTCGTCTCACTGTACGGTGTCGTTAAATTTAATTCGACCGTGCGCTTCCGGTTGTGGCAACCCGCAAAATGGCGCGGCGGTAAGTATGGCGGGGTTATTCCTTCCCCGTTGAGGACACCGGGTTGTCAGGTTGACCATACGCTTAAGTGACAACCCCGCTGCAACGCCCTCTGTTATCAATTTTCTGGTGACGTTTGGCGGTATCAGTTTTACTCCGTGACTGCTCTGCCGCCCTTTTTAAAGTGAATTTTGTGATGCGGTGAATACGGCTAAGCGCACGCGGAACAGTTAAAACCAAAAACAGTGTTATGGGTGGATTCTCTGTATCCGACGTTAATTGTTAACTGGTTAACGTCACCTGGAGGCACCAGGCACTGCATCACAAAATTCATTGTTGAGGACGCGATAATGAAAACGTTATTACCAAACGTTAATACGTCTGAAGGTTGTTTTGAAATTGGTGTCACTATCAGTAACCCTGTATTTACTGAAGATGCCATTAACAAGAGAAAACAAGAACGGGAGCTATTAAATAAAATATGCATTGTTTCAATGCTGGCTCGTTTACGTCTGATGCCAAAAGGATGTGCACAATGAATTCAGCATTTGCGCTTGTTCTGACAGTTTTTCTTGTTTCCGGAGTGCCAGTTGATATTGCAGTCAGTGTTCACAGGACAATGCAGGAGTGTATGACTGCAGCAACCGAACAGAAAATTCCCGGTAACTGTTACCCGGTCGATAAAGTTATTCACCAGGATAATATCGAAATCCCGGCAGGTCTTTAAAACAGTTCCGTAATAAATATCCGGTTTCATTCTTATATGCCAGCAATGGCAGGGATTTGTTCATCCTTAAATCTGTCATGAGGTTAAAACAAAATGAGTAAAGTCTTTATTTGCGCCGCTATTCCTGACGAACTGGCAACAAGGGAAGAAGGCGCTGTGGCTGTAGCCACAGCCATTGAAGCTGGCGACGAACGCCGTGCTCGAGCAAAATTTCACTGGCAGTTCCTGGAACATTATCCGGCTGCTCAGGACTGCGCTTATAAATTTATTGTCTGCGAGGATAAACCTGGCATACCCCGCCCTGCCCTCGATTCATGGGATGCTGAATATATGCAGGAAAACCGCTGGGATGAGGAGTCTGCTTCTTTTGTCCCGGTTGAGACTGAATCCGATCCGATGAACGTCACTTTTGACAAGCTGGCCCCTGAAGTACAGAACGCTGTCATGGTTAAGTTCGACACATGTGAAAACATCACCGTTGATATGGTTATTAGCGCACAGGAATTGTTGCAGGAAGACATGGCAACATTCGACGGACATATCGTTGAAGCGTTGATGAAAATGCCAGAAGTTAACGCCATGTATCCGGAGCTTAAGTTGCACGCCATTGGGTGGGTTAAGCATAAATGTATTCCTGGTGCTAAATGGCCCGAAATTCAGGCAGAGATGCGCATCTGGAAAAAACGTCGCGAAGGTGAACGCAAGGAAACCGGAAAATACACATCTGTTGTTGATCTCGCCCGCGCCAGAGCCAATCAACAGTACACTGAAAATTCAACAGGAAAAATCAGCCCGGTCATTGCTGCCATTCATCGCGAATACAAGCAGACATGGAAAACACTGGATGACGAACTGGCCTACGCTCTCTGGCCTGGTGATGTGGATGCCGGAAACATTGACGGCAGCATCCATCGCTGGGCAAAAAAAGAAGTTATCGACAACGACCGCGAAGACTGGAAGCGTATCTCGGCATCAATGCGCAAACAGCCTGATGCCCTTCGCTACGACCGCCAAACTATTTTTGGCCTTGTCCGTGAGCGTCCGATCGACATTCACAAAGATCCCGTAGCACTGAACAAATATATCTGCGAATACCTGACGACAAAGGGCGTGTTTGAGAATGAAGAAACAGACCTGGGCACTGTTGATGTTCTCCAGTCATCAGAAACACAAACTGATGCAGTGGAAACTGAGGTATCTGATATCCCAAAAAATGAAACCGCGCCGGAAGCTGAACCATCTGTAGAGCGTGAGGGGCCGTTCTATTTCCTCTTCGCAGATAAGGACGGAGAAAAATACGGTCGCGCAAACAAACTTTCTGGTCTGGATAAGGCACTGGCTGCTGGCGCCACTGAAATCACAAAAGAAGAATATTTTGCCCGAAAAAATGGCACATACACGGGCTTACCGCAAAATGTAGATACCGCTGAAGATTCAGAACAACCAGAGCCGATAAAAGTTACCGCTGACGAAGTAAACAAAATTATGCAGGCAGCCAATATCAGCCAGCCTGACGCCGATAAGTTGCTTGCTGCATCACGTGGTGAATTTGTTGAAGGGATTAGTGACCCGAATGATCCGAAATGGGTTAAGGGGATCCAGACCCGCGATTCTGTGAACCAGAACCAGCATGAATCGGAACGGAACTACCAAAAAGCGGAACAAAACAGTCCAAATGCGTTACAAAACGAGCCAGAAACGAAACAGCCTGAACCAGTGGCGCAACAGGAAGTGGAAAAAGCCTGCACCGCCTGCGGTCAGACCGGCGGCGGCAACTGCCCTGATTGTGGCGCGGTGATGGGCGACGCAACATACCAAGAAACATTCGATGAAGAGTATCAGGTTGAAGTTCAGGAAGATGATCCGGAGGAAATGGAAGGCGCTGAACATCCACACAAGGAGAACACTGGCGGCAATCAGCATCACAATAGCGATAATGAAACTGGCGAGACGGCAGATCACCCAATTAAGGTGAACGGTCATCACGAAATCACATCCACCAGCAGGACGTGTGACCATCTAATGATCGACCTTGAAACCATGGGAAAAAATCCTGATGCCCCGATCATCTCAATAGGTGCAATATTTTTCGATCCGCAAACCGGAGATATGGGACCGGAATTTAGTAAGACTATCGATCTGGAAACTGCTGGCGGAGTCATTGATCGGGACACCATTAAATGGTGGCTTAAGCAATCACGCGAAGCGCAATCTGCCATTATGACCGATGAAATCCCGTTAGATGATGCACTGTTACAATTGCGGGAATTTATCGACGAAAACTCCGGTGAATTTTTTGTTCAGGTTTGGGGAAATGGAGCCAACTTCGACAACACGATTTTGCGCCGTTCATACGAACGGCAGGGGATCCCCTGCCCGTGGCGTTACTACAACGATCGCGATGTACGCACAATCGTTGAGCTGGGGAAAGCCATAGACTTCGATGCCAGAACGGCTATTCCATTCGAAGGTGAGCGCCATAATGCACTTGATGACGCCCGTTACCAGGCAAAATACGTTTCAGTTATCTGGCAAAAACTGATCCCGAGTCAGGCTGATTCTTAATGTTCAACTGTCGCCGGTTGTGACTGGTATTCTGCAACCGGCGCTCGTCTGATGTAAGAGATAAAGAAATCGATGAGCGAAGTAATCATGATTGTCTCTCCCGGCAAATGGGTATCCGAAGAGCAGTTAATTGCGCTGAAAGGAATAAAAAAAGGTACGTTAAAAAAGGCCCGGGAAAAATCGTTTATGGAAGGAAGGGAATATAAGCATGTCGCTCATGACGGTATGCCATGGGATAACAGTCCATGCTTTTACAACCTGGAAGAAATTGATCGCTGGATTGAGCGCCAGGCATCAGCGAGACCAAGACGTCATCTTACTTGACTAAAAGCCACACTAACTAATGAGAGAAGTTGAAATGAAATATCCGACAGGCGTGGAAAACCATGGAGGGAAATTACGTATCTGGTTTGTTTATAAAGGCGTAAGAGTCAGGGAAAATCTGGGGGTTCCTGACACAGCAAAAAACAGGCGCGTTGCAGGTGAACTACGCTCCTCTGTTTGTTACGCAATAAAAACTGGTGTTTTCGACTATGCAAAACAGTTTCCCTCCTCACGCAATCTGGAAAAATTTGGTGAGGCCCGACAAGATTTAACCATAAAAGAACTGGCTGAAAAATTTCTGGCACTGAAAGAAACTGAAGTCGCCAAAACATCACTCAACACATACCGTGCCGTCATCAAAAATATCCTGAGCATAATCGGTGAAAAAAATCTTGCCTCATCGATTAATAAAGAAAAATTACTGGAGGTTCGTAAAGAGCTACTGACTGGATACCAGATCCCCAAAAGTAACTATATTGTTACACAACCAGGGAGATCGGCTGTAACTGTAAATAATTACATGACAAATCTTAACGCCGTGTTCCAGTTTGGTGTTGATAACGGTTACCTGGCAGATAATCCGTTTAAGGGGATCTCGCCATTAAAGGAATCAAGAACCATTCCGGATCCTCTTTCGCGGGAGGAATTTATCCGTCTTATCGATGCGTGCAGAAATCAGCAAGCAAAAAATTTATGGTGTGTTTCTGTTTATACTGGCGTTCGCCCTGGTGAGCTGTGTGCACTTGGATGGGAGGACATAGATCTGAAAAATGGAACAATGATGATCAGGAGAAATTTAGCAAAAGACCGTTTCACGGTACCAAAAACACAGGCGGGAACCAATCGGGTCATTCATCTTATTAAGCCAGCAATCGACGCTCTCCGGAGTCAGATGACATTAACGAGACTGAGCAAAGAGCATATCATTGATGTTCACCTCAGAGAGTATGGCAGAACAGAAAAACAAAAATGCACCTTTGTTTTTCAACCTGAAGTGTCAGCGAGAGTAAAAAATTATGGTGACCATTTTACCGTTGACTCAATAAGGCAGATGTGGGACGCAGCGATAAAACGTGCCGGACTCCGCCATCGAAAATCATATCAGTCGAGACATACTTATGCCTGCTGGTCGCTGACAGCTGGTGCTAACCCGGCATTTATAGCAAACCAGATGGGCCATGCAGATGCGCAAATGGTATTTCAGGTATACGGAAAATGGATGTCTGAAAACAATAATGCACAGGTAGCTTTGTTAAATACACAGTTAAGCGAGTTTGCCCCAACCATGCCCCATAACGAATCAATGAAAAATTAATTTAATATTTATCAAATAGTTAACACGCATGACTCTTGAAATCCATAAATTCAAGCGCAGTGCCCAGCCATCCCGATACTGCTGCTTTCACCAAATCCTTAGTGCTTCTTTCGTGTTTTTCTATTGTCATAATGGTTATCTCTAAAAAAGAGGTAAGATGCGTACTACTTACTCGCCGTTATTGGTATTATTCAGAAAAAGTGAGTAAGACTTTGCAGCAATGTTTTTGATCCTGTTCAAATAAACTAATGGCATCAGCAACATGCTGGAAATCAAACGTATGGGTAATTAATTTTTCTGGTTTAATTAACCCTTTACTTAACCAGTCGATAACGATCGGGAATTTATTTGCATTTAAGCGTGAAGAGAAAATAGAGAGTTCTTTTCCGGTAATTCCTTGCTGAATCACTTCAGACGGTTCACTGGAGAACCCCATCAATACAATACGTGCCGCTGGAGAAGCCAGCGTTACGGCCTCTTTCAGGATAGAAGGATGACAAGCCGCATCGATAATTAATGTCGGCTTGATGCCTTTTTCAGTGAAAATCTCGCCAAGCGGTGTCTGGCTGTTATTAATCGCCCAGTCAGCCCCGCTCTCTTTCGCTTTTTCCAGTCGTTCATCAATGCGATCGGCAACAATCACATTTTTAACGTTATAGACGCCTTTTAATACCTGAACGATCGTCAGGCCGATTGGACCGGCACCATAAACCAGAACGGTATCATTTTCAGTCGGTTGACCATGTCCGGTTACGTTAGCCGCAATGGTAAAAGGTTCGATCATTACCGCATATTGATCGGCCACTGCTTCAGGAATTTTCCACGCATTTTTTGCCGGAACCACGGCATATTCACTGAAACCACCGTCAGCGTGCACACCTAATACAGCCAGTGTCGTACAAACGTTCGGTTTACCTATAGAGCACGGATAGCAATGCCCACAACTGACCACCGGATCGACAGCAACACGTTCACCGACTCTGGCGCTTTCCACGCCTTCACCCACTGCATCAATGACGCCAAAGAATTCATGACCAATGACGCGCGGATATTTCGCAAAAGGATTATGCCCACGATAAATATGGCTATCTGAACCACAAATTCCGGCAAGTTTCACTTTTACTCGTACTTCACCCGCTGACGGGGTGGGTATTTCACGTTCGACAATCGCCAGTTGATTCGGTTTTTCAATTAATATGCTTTTCATTATCTTACTCCTTACCAGTTCCACAGCGTGCCATCTTCCAGACGTGCGACTGGTAGATAAGCAGGTTCATAGGGATATTTCGCCGCCAGCTTTTCATCGAATTCGATACCAAGACCCGGTTTGTCTCCCGGATGCATATAGCCGTTATCGAAAGTCCAGTTGTGCGGGAAGACTTCGAGCATTTGTTCGGAATAACCCATGTATTCCTGGACACCGAAATTGGGGACCCACAGATCAAAGTGCAGCGCCGCAGCCATGCAGACTGGTGACAAATCGGAAGGACCGTGTGAGCCAGTACGTACCTGATACAGCGAAGCAAAATCGGCAATCCGGCGCATACCGGTAATTCCGCCTGCATGGGTCAGCGTGGTGCGGATATAATCGATGAGTTGCTCTTCAATCAGTTGTTTGCAGTCCCAGATGCTGTTGAAGACTTCACCCACTGCGATGGGTGTGACGGTATGTTGGCGAATGAGACGGAAGCATTCCTGGTTTTCCGCAGGCGTCGGGTCTTCCATCCAGAACATGCGATAATCTTCAATGCTTTTACCAAAGCGCGCCGCTTCAATAGGCGTTAAGCGATGGTGCATGTCATGCAGCAAATGTTCATTAAAACCAAACTTGTTACGTACCGCGTCAAACAATTTCGGCATGAAATCGAGGTATTTCTCCGTCGACCACAGCTGCTCTTCCGGCCACTGTCCTTTGGTTGCGGGTTCATAAGCCAGACCTTTACCTTTCGACATGCCGTAGGAGGTTTTCATACCAGGGATTCCGCACTGCACGCGGATGGCTTTGAATCCAAGCTCTTGATGACGGGCATAATCATCCAGAGCTTCATCAATACTGTGACCGGTGGTATGGCAATAAACCATCACCCCTTCACGAGACGCGCCGCCGAGTAACTGGTAAAGCGGCATGTTGGCAGCTTTGGCTTTAATATCCCACAGCGCCATATCAACCGCTGAAATGGCCGACATCGTAACCGGACCGCGACGCCAGTAAGCACCTTTATAGAAAAACTGCCAGATATCTTCGATACGGTGCGCATCGCGACCAATAAGCTGCGGACAAAGGTGATCCTGCAAATAAGAGGCCACGGAAAGCTCACGTCCATTGAGGGTGGCATCCCCAAGGCCCGTAATACCGTCCTCAGTGGTGATTTTTAATGTGACGAAATTACGCCCCGGACAGGTAACAAAAACTTCAGCCTTTACGATCTTCATGTTCGATTCCTTGCATCGCTTGTCGTGATGCATGAAATCTACGCAACTGAGCTACTGCCATACAAGTATAAAGATCGAAAAGAGCCGGAGTGATCACAAAAAAAGGCGTATATTTGCGCTGTGAATGGTTGACAAAAGATGAAATAGAATACCTTTTGTCAGCTGACACTTCCTCTTATCTTATTGATAAAATGGATTTATGTTCCTACGTGCGCCCCCAGCCCGCAACAATGATCAACATGCCGCAAAGCGCAATCAACGCACCCGTCCAGTCATAAAGAGTCAGTTTCACGCCATCCACAACGCGCAGCCACATCAACGCCGTGCAGACATAAACGCCACCATAAGCCGCGTAAACACGCCCACTCGCCGCTGGATGCAACGTTAACAACCAGACAAACAGCGCCAGTGAAATCCCCGCCGGAAGCAACAGCCAGATACTGGCGTTTCGTTTTAACCACAACCAGGGCAGAAAGCATCCAATAATTTCACACAGCGCAGTAGCAAAAAATAGTAACGTTGTTTTAATCATCTTTGTCTCTTATTGACATCATGTATAGTTATAGGGCGACATAATATCATCAATATAAACACCCTCCTGGTACGTTTTGCGTCCGCAGTGGATGGTGTAGAATCACCTTTAATCATTCATACAGGGAATGAATTATGAAAATCACTCTCAGCAAACGAATCGGCCTGCTCGCTATTCTGCTGCCTTGCGCACTGGCATTGAGCACAACTGTTCATGCCGAAACTAACAAACTGGTGATTGAGTCTGGCGACAGTGCACAAAGCCGCCAGCACGCCGCTATGGAAAAAGAGCAATGGAATGACACGCGCAATCTGCGCCAGAAAGTGAATAAACGCACTGAAAAAGAGTGGGATAAAGCCGACGCCGCTTTTGATAACCGCGATAAATGTGAGCAAAGCGCCAACATCAATGCCTACTGGGAGCCCAATACTTTGCGCTGCCTGGACCGTCGAACTGGCCGCGTTATTACCCCCTAACCTGTTATTGATTTAAGGAATGTAAGGACACGTTATGCCAAGCGCCCACAGTGTTAAGCTACGCCCGCTGGAGCGTGAAGATTTACGCTATGTACATCAACTCGACAATAACGCCAGTGTGATGCGTTACTGGTTTGAGGAACCCTACGAAGCCTTTGTTGAACTCTCTGATCTGTATGATAAGCATATTCACGATCAGAGCGAACGGCGCTTTGTGGTGGAATGTGACGGCGAAAAAGCCGGTCTGGTGGAGCTGGTGGAAATTAACCATGTTCATCGCCGCGCAGAATTTCAGATAATTATCTCCCCGGAGTATCAGGGGAAAGGTCTGGCAACCCGTGCCGCCAAATTAGCAATGGACTATGGCTTTACCGTTCTCAATCTCTATAAGCTGTATCTGATCGTTGATAAAGAGAATGAAAAAGCGATTCACATTTACCGCAAGCTTGGCTTTTCGGTTGAAGGTGAATTGATGCACGAGTTCTTTATTAATGGTCAATATCGTAATGCCATTCGCATGTGTATATTCCAGCATCAGTATCTGGCAGAGCACAAAACACCGGGGCAGACTCTCCTGAAGCCGACCGCACAATAGCATTAATAATAATCGATCGTATTTTTGATGGTGTAAACCCGTTCGACGGCGGGTTTTACTCCTTCATCAACAATGATTAGCTGACAGTCCACCGGATTAGCGTGACTGTCATATTCACAGCTCTGTTTTACATTACCAACCCGTTGATTATTCAGTAAAGTAACCGCTGTGTAATCTAATTTTTTGATCGGATCCGTTGATGGCGTGGCGCTGACAGATAATGTTTTGTCGTTACTTTTCGTGGTTTTACCCAGCGGATAACCCTGATCATCATAGCGATATTCCATCTGCATTTGTTTGCTGCTGGCTTTAATCACGAAGCCATTATCATCGGTTTCCCAACTCACCCCGGCAGAAGGTAATTCTGCTAGCTGGCATTTTCCCTGTAAACGTACTCTCTTCTCCAGCGTCTCGGCATCACGGTAATAATTGGCGTCCAGTACCAGAGCGACCACGGTATTATTTTCCAGATCCAGTAATTCGAGTGAATCAAAACAGCCTTCTTCCGACAAAGTCCCAGAAACACGTTTCGTCACTTCACCTTGCTCATCCATTAATGTCTGAGTGAAATCTTTTACCGGACCACGCAGCGGATCAAAATCGAATTCATTAGAGAAACTGGCCATCTCAGGGGTAAATGAAAGTGTTACCTCTGTGCGGTCACATCCTGTGAGGAATATCGCGAGTAAGCATGGTAGTAATTTGTATTTCACAACAGTCACCAGAGAGTAGAGATGATTCTCAATCATAGTAGCAAATACAGTACTTTACACGTTAAATGCTATGCTTAAAGAAGTTATCTTCGCGTAAGGAGCTTATGATGAAACTCTCAACCTGCTGTGCCGCACTTCTGCTCGCCCTCGCCTCACCCGCGGTACTCGCCGCGCCGGGATCCTGTGAGCGCATACAGAGCGATATATCACAGCGCATTATCAATAATGGCGTACCCGAAAGCAGCTTCACGTTAAGTATTGTACCCAATGACCAGGTTGATCAGCCTGATTCCCAGGTCGTCGGCCATTGCGCTAATGATACGCATAAAATTCTCTATACCCGCACCACCAGCGGTAACGTCTCTGCTCCCGCGCAGTCTAGCCAGGATGGCGCGCCTGCCGAACCGCAGTAACACATTATCGACTGAACGCCGGATATGACAAATCCGGCGATTTGAACATACAACATAATCCCACCTTATTACTCATACCCTTCTATTGATATGGATTAATAATTCTTAACCCAAAATGGGTAGACTCCCTCTATTGTTAGCGCGCTAAATATTCAATATATAAACTTTTATATAACGATAAAGAACAGGGAGTGAGTTATGTCCAAAAATGAACGAATGGTGGGCATCAGCCGCAGAACACTCGTTAAATCTACCGCGATAGGTTCTCTGGCGCTGGCTGCAGGCGGTTTTTCTTTGCCGTTTACCCTGCGCAATGCAGCAGCAGCGGTACAACAGGCCCGCGAAAAAGTGGTCTGGGGTGCCTGTTCCGTCAACTGTGGTAGCCGCTGTGCACTTCGTCTACATGTTAAAGATAATGAAGTGACCTGGGTGGAAACTGACAATACCGGCAGCGATGAGTACGGCAACCATCAGGTACGCGCCTGTTTGCGCGGTCGCTCCATCCGCCGGCGTATTAATCATCCCGATCGCTTGAATTACCCAATGAAACGCGTGGGCAAACGCGGCGAAGGCAAATTCGAACGGATTAGCTGGGATGAAGCCCTGGATACTATCGCCAGTAGCCTGAAGAAAACCGTCGAACAATATGGCAATGAGGCTGTATATATTCAGTACTCTTCGGGGATCGTTGGCGGCAATATGACCCGCTCTTCGCCATCAGCCTCGGCGGTCAAACGCCTGATGAACTGCTACGGCGGTTCACTCAACCAGTATGGCTCCTACAGCACTGCGCAAATTTCCTGTGCCATGCCCTACACCTACGGCAGTAATGATGGCAACAGCACCACGGATATTGAAAACAGCAAGCTGGTCGTGATGTTTGGTAACAACCCGGCAGAAACCCGCATGAGCGGTGGTGGCATCACTTATCTTCTTGAAAAAGCGCGCGAGAAATCGAACGCCAAAATGATTGTTATCGATCCGCGATATACCGATACGGCTGCCGGTCGTGAAGACGAATGGCTCCCTATTCGCCCGGGCACCGATGCCGCGCTGGTTGCGGGTATTGCCTGGGTATTGATTAACGAAAATCTCGTTGATCAACCTTTTCTCGATAAATACTGCGTCGGCTATGACGAAAAAACCTTACCCGCAGATGCACCCAAAAATGGTCACTATAAAGCCTATATTCTTGGTGAAGGTGACGATAAAACAGCGAAAACGCCGCAGTGGGCTTCGCAAATTACCGGTATCCCGGAGGACCGTATCATCAAACTGGCGCGTGAAATTGGCACAGCAAAACCCGCTTATATCTGCCAGGGCTGGGGGCCACAACGCCAGGCAAACGGCGAACTGACTGCACGCGCTATTGCTATGTTACCTATTTTGACGGGCAATGTCGGCATCAGCGGCGGAAATAGTGGCGCGCGTGAATCGACCTATACCATTACCATAGAACGCCTGCCGGTGCTGGATAATCCGGTCAAAACGTCAATCTCCTGCTTCAGCTGGACAGATGCTATCGATCATGGTCCGCAAATGACGGCAATCCGCGACGGCGTCCGCGGCAAAGATAAACTGGATGTGCCCATTAAGTTCATCTGGAACTACGCGGGAAATACCCTCGTTAATCAGCATTCTGACATCAACAAAACGCATGAAATTCTGCAGGACGAATCGAAATGCGAAATGATTGTGGTCATCGAAAACTTTATGACCTCATCGGCAAAATATGCCGACATTCTGCTGCCAGACCTGATGACCGTTGAGCAGGAAGATATTATTCCTAACGACTACGCCGGTAACATGGGATATCTCATTTTCCTCCAGCCTGTCACCAGCGAAAAATTCGAACGCAAACCGATTTACTGGATCCTGAGTGAAGTCGCGAAACGTCTTGGACCTGACGTCTATCAAAAGTTCACAGAAGGTCGCACGCAGGAACAATGGTTACAACATCTGTACGCCAAAATGCTTGCCAAAGATCCGGCGTTACCGTCTTACGACGAACTGAAAAAAATGGGTATCTATAAGCGTAAAGATCCCAATGGCCATTTTGTCGCCTACAAAGCATTTCGTGACGACCCCGAGGCAAATCCACTTAAAACGCCTTCCGGTAAGATTGAAATTTATTCCAGCAGGCTGGCGGAAATTGCCCGTACCTGGGAACTGGAAAAAGATGAAGTGATAAGCCCATTGCCAGTTTATGCCTCAACCTTTGAAGGCTGGAACTCCCCTGAACGTAGAACCTTCCCACTGCAACTGTTTGGTTTCCATTACAAATCCCGTACTCACTCGACCTACGGCAATATTGATCTCCTGAAGGCTGCCTGCCGTCAGGAGGTGTGGATCAACCCTATAGATGCGCAGAAACGTGGGATTGCCAACGGCGATATGGTGCGGGTGTTTAACCATCGTGGCGAAGTTCGGCTACCAGCCAAAGTAACACCACGTATTCTCCCTGGAGTTAGCGCTATGGGCCAGGGAGCCTGGCACGAGGCCAATATGTCTGGCGATAAAATCGACCATGGCGGCTGTGTGAATACGCTAACCACTCTGCGCCCTTCACCACTGGCGAAGGGAAACCCGCAGCACACTAATCTGGTCGAGATCGAAAAAATATAACCCACGACAACCATAAATTCTGGCATGACATTTTGTTTGAAAAGCAATAAGTGAGTAATGATGAAAATCCATACCACAGAGGCGCTCATGAAGGCTGAAATCAGCCGTAGAAGTCTGATGAAAACCTCCGCACTTGGCAGTCTTGCGCTGGCAAGCAGTGCTTTCACTCTGCCATTTTCCCAAATGGTCCGGGCGGCAGAGGCTCCGGTAGAAGAGAAAGCGGTCTGGAGTTCCTGCACCGTTAACTGCGGGAGCCGCTGTCTGTTACGTTTGCATGTGAAAGATGACACCGTGTACTGGGTGGAGTCTGATACGACAGGTGACGACGTCTACGGTAATCATCAGGTTCGAGCGTGTTTACGCGGGCGCTCTATCCGCCGACGGATGAATCATCCTGATAGGTTGAAATATCCCATGAAGCGCGTCGGCAAGCGCGGTGAAGGTAAATTTGAACGGATAAGTTGGGACGAAGCCCTGGATACCATCAGTGATAATCTTCGGCGGATCCTGAAAGATTACGGCAATGAGGCTGTACATGTCCTGTACGGAACAGGCGTAGATGGCGGAAACATCACCAACTCAAACGTCCCGTACCGTCTGATGAACTCTTGCGGTGGTTTTCTCAGTCGCTATGGCAGCTACAGTACCGCACAGATCAGTGCCGCAATGAGTTATATGTTCGGTGCCAATGATGGCAACAGCCCGGATGATATCGCCAATACGAAACTGGTCGTTATGTTCGGAAATAACCCGGCAGAAACGCGGATGAGCGGCGGTGGTGTCACTTACTACGTCGAGCAAGCCCGCGAACGTTCAAACGCACGCATGATCGTCATCGATCCACGTTATAACGACACTGCTGCCGGGCGTGAAGATGAATGGCTGCCCATTCGCCCTGGCACCGATGGCGCACTGGCCTGTGCGATTGCCTGGGTACTGATTACTGAAAACATGGTCGATCAGCCATTTCTCGACAAATATTGTGTTGGTTACGATGAAAAAACGCTGCCCGCCAACGCACCACGTAACGCGCATTATAAAGCCTATATTCTGGGCGAAGGGCCTGACGGCATAGCTAAAACGCCGGAATGGGCAGCAAAAATCACCAGCATCCCGGCAGAAAAAATTATCCAGTTGGCACGAGAGATCGGTTCAGCAAAACCTGCTTATATTTGTCAGGGTTGGGGGCCACAACGACATTCCAACGGCGAGCAAACATCCCGCGCTATTGCCATGCTTTCCGTTCTCACCGGCAACGTCGGCATAAACGGCGGCAACTCAGGCGTACGCGAAGGTAGCTGGGATCTGGGGGTAGAATGGTTCCCGATGCTCGAGAATCCTGTTAAAACGCAGATTTCCGTCTTTACATGGACAGATGCCATCGACCATGGTACGGAAATGACCGCGACCCGTGATGGTGTTCGTGGAAAAGAAAAACTGGATGTCCCCATCAAGTTTTTATGGTGCTACGCCAGTAACACATTGATCAATCAACATGGCGACATCAATCACACCCATGAGGTGCTTCAGGATGACAGCAAGTGCGAGATGATTGTTGGCATTGACCACTTCATGACGGCCTCGGCTAAGTATTGCGATATCCTGTTGCCCGACCTGATGCCAACAGAGCAAGAAGACCTTATCTCTCATGAATCTGCAGGGAATATGGGCTATGTGATCCTCGCCCAACCCGCAACCTCAGCAAAATTTGAACGCAAACCCATCTACTGGATGCTGAGTGAAGTCGCCAAACGCTTAGGACCAGACGTTTATCAAACCTTTACTGAAGGTCGCAGTCAGCATGAATGGATCAAATATCTCCATGCGAAAACGAAGGAACGTAACCCTGAGATGCCCGACTACGAGGAGATGAAAACGACCGGGATCTTTAAGAAAAAATGCCCGGAAGAACACTACGTCGCTTTCCGCGCATTCCGTGAAGATCCACAGGCAAACCCGTTGAAAACACCTTCGGGGAAAATCGAAATTTATTCTGAACGACTGGCGAAGATTGCAGATACCTGGGAATTGAAAAAAGATGAAATTATTCATCCCCTTCCTGCGTATACCCCAGGTTTTGATGGCTGGGACGATCCCCTGCGGAAAACCTATCCACTGCAGTTAACGGGCTTCCATTACAAAGCGCGTACCCACTCCAGCTACGGCAATATTGATGTGTTACAGCAGGCCTGCCCACAAGAGGTGTGGATCAACCCCATTGATGCTCAGGCACGCGGTATCCGTCATGGCGATACCGTGCGGGTATTTAACAATAATGGAGAAATGCTGATTGCCGCAAAAGTGACTCCGCGTATTCTGCCTGGCGTTACCGCCATCGGGCAAGGTGCGTGGCTTAAAGCGGATATGTTTGGTGACCGGGTCGATCACGGCGGCAGTATCAATATTCTGACCTCTCACCGCCCTTCACCGCTGGCAAAGGGAAACCCGTCGCACAGCAATCTTGTCCAGATCGAAAAGGTTTAAGGAGTAGCCCATGACCACACAATATGGATTTTTTATCGATTCCAGCCGCTGTACTGGCTGTAAAACCTGCGAACTGGCGTGCAAAGATTTTAAAGTTGGTTACGTATCGTTTAAAATCAATTAGATAGCCCGTCATTTCTGCGCTCACACGTCCCAACATTGAAAAACATGCAAAGCTTTGTAAGCCGATGCAAAGCTTTGTGTGTCTCACTTTTGTCCCAATACCAATCCGAATCCACCCTTTGTCATCATTGAGAAATGGCAAGGAAGAAAAGGATGTTACTGCACGATTTGACAAATCCGCCAGAGCTATCGCATACTGATCGCACTGAACAAATAAGCGGTCTCCGCACCCGATAGCTTTGCGGCTTTTTTATGCCTGCAATTTGGCATAGTTACATCCGTACAAAGGTCGGGTGGAGAGGCGTAATACAACACCCGCAAGGGGAATATGCCCAGAGCTTCTTATTTGGCTCAGTTGACACCCGACCGCCAGCTACTAACTGGCGGTTATAAACTAAACAAATAAGGAGGTCATCATGACCAGTCAACTCATCCCCGTATTCAACGGTTCTATCTCAAACCAAGCAGCCCTTCTATGCAATGCTCGCAATCTACACGCTTTCCTTGGGGTTGGTAAACGCTTTGCATCGTGGATAACAGAACGTATTGCTGAATATGGTTTCGTTGAAAAACAGGACTATATGATTGCTTCCCAAATTCGGGAAGCAAAAGGTAGAGGCGGTCACAACCGCAAGGAATACCACCTCACCCTCGACACAGCCAAAGAGCTTGCGATGGTTGACGACTGCGTCCAATACTGACTATACTCCGCGCCGAGGCCTCGAAAACCTCCCAAAAGCGGATTAAACCAACCCCGTCAGTGTTGGATTTTTTATGCCTGTTATTCAGTGATAGCACAGTGTGCGGTCACATCCCCGATCAATGTCGGGAGGGCGACGAATACAACACCCGCAAGGGGAATAAGTCCGCGGTATCTTTTGGGCCGTTTCGAGCCTCCCGGCACCACATCTTGTGGTGGCATTTCTCGAAAAAAGCCAAAGGAGGTCATCATGACCACTCAACTCATCCCTGTGTTTGAAGGTACAATCTCAAATGAACCTACGCTTCTGGTGAACGCGCGTGATTTGCATGGATTTTTAGAGGTAGGTAAAGATTTTTCTAACTGGATACGGGCCAGGCTAAACGAGTATGGATTCGTAGAAAATTTAGACTACATTCTATTTTCGCCAAATTTGGCGAAAACTCCAGGCCGCCGCCGCAAGGAATACCACCTCACCCTCGACACAGCCAAAGAGCTTGCGATGGTTGAACGTAACGAAAAAGGTCGCCAGATCCGCCGCTACTTCATCGAGTGCGAAAAGAAACTTCGCAACATTCAGCCAGTACAAGCAGAACCACAGCCGCAATTCACAGCCGAGGAAATCATCCTCCTTTGCTACATGCAGCTCTGGATGGAAAAAGCCCAGGACCTCAGCAAACACCTGTATCCCATCATGAAAGAGCTGAACTCCTCATACACGAACAAGCTGTATGACATTGCGTTTGAGACCATCTACATGGTGACGAAGAACAGAGATGCGTTACTGAGGGAAGTAACACGTCTCGACATGTCAAGTTCCGTTATCCAACGAGCCATGCCAATGCTGAAAAGCCTGCGGGCAAGGCAATTCGAATTCTGAAACTAAAGGAGCTTCGGCTCCTTTTTTCATGCCTGAACGACAACGCCGCTGAAATCGAAGAGTTAATACAATAAAGAGAAGAGCTCAGTACATTAGATAAACATTTTTTATCATTATCTCATTGCCTTTATTCAAAAAAATAGTTACATAACGTTACTAGGTAAAATGCAAACCCTCGCTATTTTTATCAGATTGTATGCCGGTAACTATAACAAAAATCAGAACTGGAGAAGATGTTTTGTCAGCAGCCATTCACCGCATTGAATGGTTGTTTGAAACATTCTCTTCTGTATGTTTATCTTTTTCTGGCGGTAAAGATTCCACTGTACTTTTCCATCTTGTAGCCGAAGTGGCCTACAGGAAGAAACGTCGTTTTTCTGTATTGTTCATTGACTGGGAAGCCCAGTATCAATGCACCATTGATCATATACAGAAGATGCGGATGATGTACCAAGATGTAACAGATACCTTTTACTGGGTTGCACTTCCCCTGACGACAGTAAATGGTGTCTCGCAGTTTCAGCCTGAGTGGATATGCTGGGAGCCCGGTGTAGAGTGGGTTCGACAGCCACCGGAAGATGCTATTACTGATATGGCGTATTTCCCCTTTTACCGCTACGCCATGACTTTTGAAGAATTTGTCCCAGCTTTTTCTTCCTGGTTCGCAAGTAACCAATGTAGCGTGGCAATACTGACTGGAGTCCGCGCGGATGAATCTCTTAACAGATTTATGGGACTGGTTTCCCAACGAAAACTGAGATATGCAGATGATAAACCCTGGACCACGGCGTCACCTGAAGGTTTTTACTACACCATGTATCCGCTGTATGACTGGAAAACCAACGATATCTGGGTATATAACGCTAAAACCTGTGCAATCTACAATCCTCTGTATGATTTGATGTACCGTGCAGGCATTCCTCTACGTAATATGCGTGTCTGTGAGCCTTTTGGCCCGGAACAGCGTAAGGGACTATGGCTTTATCATGTTCTGGAGCCAGAAACTTGGGCACGGATGTGTGAACGAGTATCTGGTGCTGCCAGTGGGGCTCTTTATGCCAATGAAAGCGGGGCCTATTTTGCCCTGCGTAAACGGATGTCAAAACCATCCCATCATACCTGGCGCAGCTATGCGTTCTTCCTGCTGGACGTAATGCCGGAAAGAACGGCTGAACACTACCGCAACAAGATAGCAGTTTACCTGCGCTGGTATCAGAACCGGGGATTCCCGGATGATATCCCGGATGAACAGGAAAATGATCTGGGCTGCCGGGATGTTCCCTCCTGGCGACGTATTTGTAAGACTCTCATAAAGAATGATTTCTGGTGCCGAACGCTCTCCTTCAGCCCCAACAAACCCCGGCACTATGAACGTTACCTGCAGCGTATGAATGAAAGGAGGAAGGAATGGGGAATTCTGTGACACCAGAGGTGGAGGTGCTGAGCAAGATGATTCGACAGTACTTCAGTCAGGAACAATCTGAAGAGAAAACCATACAGGCCCTGAACCATCTCCGCTGCGTACTCCATGAGATCAGCCCCTTTGCTCAAGAACCAGTGGACTGTGTGCTGTGGGTAAAAGCGGATGAAATTGTCGCTAACGATTATAATCCCAATGTCATGGCCCCAAGCGAAAAAAAATTACTGAAACAATCTCTGGAAAAAGACGGTTTTACTCAACCAATTGTTGTTTCGGAAGAAACAAGCCATTACCTGGTGGTGGATGGTTTTCATAGGCAGTTACTAGGTAGAAGAACAGTTACTGGAAAACGCCTGAAAGGCTGGCTACCAGTAACCTGTATTAATCCAGACCGAAAGGGACAAACCTCACGTATTGCCGCGACTATCCGACATAACAGAGCCAGGGGGAAACACCAGATAACCTCAATGTCTGATATTGTCAGAGATCTTTCACGTCTTGGCTGGACTGATGAACGTATCGGAACAGAACTGGGGATGGACCAGGATGAAGTTCTGAGGTTAAAGCAGATTAGCGGGCTAACGGAGTTATTTCAGCAGGCAGATTTCAGCCCTGCATGGACTGTTACATAAAGTTAGGTTAGGCCTGTGGAGCCGGAGCCTGTACATAGATTTGTGTAATTGCCTGATTTTGATATGTTCAATCCAGCATCAAATGAAGGTTAATTTATGGACGAAAAACAGTTACAGGCTCTGGCTAACGAACTGGCCAAAAACCTCAAAACCCCTGAAGACCTCAGTCAGTTTGATCGGCTGCTGAAAAAGCTCAGCGTTGAAGCCGCTCTCAATGCAGAGATGACACACCATCTTGGGTATGAGAAAAATCAGTCCAGACCAGGAGCTAACTCCCGCAACGGTTTTTCCACAAAGACCGTTATCACAGGCGACGGTCCACTGGAACTGCGTACTCCGCGCGATCGTGACGGTACCTTCGAACCACAACTGGTAAAGAAAAATCAGACCCGTATTACCGGGATGGATAACCAGATCCTCTCGTTGTATGCCAAAGGGATGACCACCCGTGAGATAGCTGCTGCGTTCAAAGAACTGTATGACGCAGATGTTTCACCGGCACTGATATCAAAGGTTACCGATGCCGTGATGGAGCAGGTTGTAGAATGGCAAAACCGACCACTGGATGCTGTTTACCCCATTGTTTATCTTGACTGTATCGTCCTGAAAGTTCGGCAGGACAGTCGCGTCATCAACAAATCGGTGTTCCTGGCACTGGGCATCAATATCGAAGGTCAGAAAGAACTGCTGGGTATGTGGCTGGCCGAAAATGAAGGGGCGAAGTTCTGGCTCAATGTGCTGACTGAACTGAAAAACCGCGGTCTGAACGATATCCTCATCGCCTGTGTGGATGGCCTGAAAGGCTTCCCGGATGCCATCAACACAGTATATCCGAAGGCCCGCATCCAGTTATGCATCGTGCATATGGTGCGCAACAGCCTGCGCTTCGTGTCATGGAAGGACTACAAAGCCGTCACTCGCGACCTGAAAGCGATTTATCAGGCTCCCACGGAAGAGGCAGGCCAGCAGGCACTGGAAGCGTTCGCTGCGGCCTGGGACTGTCGCTATCCTCAGATAAGCCGAAGCTGGCAGGCTAACTGGCCGAATCTTGCCACGTTCTTCGCTTATCCAACGGACATCCGCAAAGTGATCTATACGACGAATGCCATCGAGTCGCTAAACAGCGTGATCCGCCATGCGATCAAAAAGCGTAAAGTGTTCCCGACAGACGACTCGGTGAAAAAAGTGGTGTGGCTGGCAATCCAGGCGGCTTCACAGAAATGGACGATGCCACTGCGGGACTGGCGTATGGCAATGAGCCGCTTTATTATCGAGTTCGGTGACCGCCTGGACGGCCACTTCTGAGAAAAGGTATTTACACAGAATCCTGAACAGGCTCTGGAGCCGGGGAATCGGAATTAAACATCTTCCCTCCCCGGTAAATACAAATAAGGGCTGAACATCATCCCGACTACCTCAGATCACCTAATAATATATCAAGATTATTTTGCGCATTAATGCTATTCGCCATTACTGTTGCTGCTTCTGGCAACTTTCCAAGAGCAATAAATATATTCTTAAGGCTGATTGGAATTGATGAACCATGCGGATCGCGCCACTCACCGCAAATTCTGTGAGTTTCATCACAAAGCCTGAACGCATCCCAACCTCCATATTGACCAAAAATTATGTCCATTGACTCTATTTCTGCGGGCGATAACTCCCCCAGCTCATCAACAGAAGAAAATGTACGCCACATTTCAACCTTATGATCCGCTACATCAGATATCCATGATTCCCACGGACTGTACTCGTTTTCACTTCCATCCTTAACCAAAGAATATGTCTGCGATAAAACGGGTCCTTTGTTCATAGAGAAATAATGATCACCACTAATGGGAAAACCATACAACTCCATTGCTTTGCGGTCAGAGAGATACATCAGCTTAATGAAACGCATAGATCCGCCATGTTTTTTCAGCAAATACGCTGCCATTTACGCAACTTTTTCTTCATTAAACATAAATCGGCTCTCTGTCTCACATGAAATACTCTTTCTGACTATATGTTAATAGCTCCGGTTATTACAGGTTAATGTGTGTTTATTTCTTAATCAGCCCCGCACTTCCGTACGGGGCCATTTCTGTTAATCCACTCCCACTTTTTTGTTGTACTCGCGGTTAAAGCGATCCACGGCAACCTTCATATCCCGCTCTACCGATTTCACCATCGCCGCCTGCTGCGCCAGACTGAGAGAACTGTCGGCATAAATGGCATCGCGCTGTTTGCGCAAATCCTTCAGTCTCTTCCGGGTATCCTGCATAAGCCCGTTCATCAACAATTTTCCGTTGTTCTCGTCAATGAACGCCGTTCTTTCTGCACCGGTCAGACTCTTCAGCTCTGCGTGATACTGCGCAACCTCTGTCATCCGGTCGTACATCTTCTGCTGGTCTGCATACGGCATCACCTCACCCGAAATTTTCCCCAGGAAGGGCACCTGCTGCTCCGGTATATCAATACCGTTCAGCGATTTCACCGCCGCATCTGTGGTTTTGGAAATGAAGCGCCCTGTCCCTCCGGAGATATAGTCAATCCAGAATTTCAGCGATTCCGGTGTGATATCCACCGCGCCGGGACGATACTGGCTGCCACCTGAGAACGCATTCAGCCAGGATGCAAACGCCTTGTACGCCTCAGGCGTTGAACGTCTGCCCAGTTGGCTGTCCGGTTTCGGTGTGCCAAATGGCATGTTCTCCTGGTAAATCTGCGCCCCCATGAAGTTTTCATTCATGGCAAGGTTCGCAAACGGACGCAGAATGGTCGGCGCTGCATTTTTCAGCAATGCCCCGGACAGTGTTTCCGACGTTTCACTGCCCACAGGACTGAATGCCCCCAGGATACCACCGACAACATTACCGGCAGCACGTGAAGCAGTCAGGTCGCCCGCTGCCACACCTTCAGCAGTATGCCCGAGCAGGAAGAAAACGTTGTACCCGTAAGGCAGAGGAATACTCCAGTACTCTCCGGCCTTGCCCCCGAACACCGATTTCATAATGACGAGGTTACGCTCTTTCACATGAGACGGCACCTTGTCATACCAGTTAACCCCGTCATCATCCTCCCCCGCAACACTGCGGTTAAGCGAGCCAAGCAGATAACCCGCTCCCACAGCTGCAAGCGCGATTTTCTGCGGTACATTGAGATTCTTCCAGCGAAGGCGCTCCGGTAACGGCCCGTCGCCATTAAGATGTCCGAGCGTTCTCACCAGGTTTGCGGTCCCCTGAATGCTGGCGTTGGCAAACATATACAGCGAGTTCATCAGCGCTCCCTGCTCACCACGACGGTTAAAGTTCACCGTCATGTTTTTGGCAAGAGATGCCGCCTGCTGGCGTGACAAACCGGCATCACGGGCGTGTTTATAGGCAGAAAGACGCAGAGCGTTTTCAACCGCGCCGTTGGCATCCTCGACCAGGTTCAGGAACGAATGCCATGCACCGATACTCTGGCCTTTCCATCCGCCCTTCGCCAGCGACACAAGGCGATCCATTTCCTTCTGCTGGCCTTCAAGGTCACCCATGTTAAACCAGCCGGTTTTACCTCCATCCTCAACAAACTCTTTCCACACCTTCTGCCACTGCGCACCGTTGCCCGTGAGGGTTTTACCACGCAGACTGGCGTATACGGCAGACATGGCAGACCGGCTGTCTTTCACCACAGCCAGGGCGGATAAGTTATCCAGCCCTTTCAGTTTACCGTCGCTCCTTCCCTGCTCAGCCTTCAGGTTCATCACCGCCGTCTGCACGTCACGGATGAAGTTACTGACCAGAAATTCCGGGTTATACGACGTGTTCACCGTTGCCAGGAAACGGTTAACTTTCCCCAGCGTACGGATTACGGCGTTACTGGTTTCCGGCCCCATGTTCTTCATCGCACGCATCAGGCGCGGGTCATGGAGTTTGATGTAGTAAGTTTTGCCGTCCTTTTTGGTGGTGAAGTAGCGATCCGCCATCATTGCCATAGGCACCGGACGTTCAACAACTTCGCGACGGGTTTCGCCGGTTTCCGGATCAACACGCTCTGCAATCGCCCGCATGGTGTCCGGTTTGTCATCAGTGAATACCTGCCAGTAATCCTTATCGGGATTATCCTGCACCAGTTTCAGGAAGGCGTTACCCACTTCGTTTTTGCGATGGCGGATCAGCGATTCGCTCAAATCCTGTATCGCCTGAGTGGAAGGAGACTGTGCGCGGGATGCACGCCCCATGGCCTGCCTGCTTTCACGTCCGCCGATGGTGAAGCCCTTACCTGTACGGGGCAGTGACACCACACCGTCAACATCCTGACCTTTCAGGGGAACGTAGTAACGGTAGGCGTTCTGCCAGGCATCCACCACACCGCTCTCTTCCAGTCCGGCCTCACGGATAAGCTCACGGCGACGGGCCAGCATATCGTCAACAATCCCTGCCAGACGGTCATACTGTGCCTGTTTGCCACTGTTACGCACACGCTGCATGATTTCCGCCGCTTCCGCGTTGGTCATCCCCGAACCGCCGTCCGGCATTTTCGGGTTGATTTTCGCGATATGCGCGTTACGTTCCGGCGCGTGACGGGCGTAGAGGTACTCATCCAGATCGGCCTGCGCAATTTTGTAGTCCGCCAGTAATTTAGCCAGTGGCTGAACGTAGCGCTCCTTCATCACGTTCAGGTCGTTTTCCGCCTTCCCGTGGAAGAGTTCTTCCGCCATATAAGCGTTGTTACTGTCGTCTATTTTTCCGCCAGTTTTACGGATGTTCTCCTGAACAGCTTTCAGCACCTGGAATTTATCCTGCATCTGGCGCACAAAACGCGATGCAATTGTCTCTTCCGGTGTCAGACTGCTGGTACGGGAGTAATACGGCCCCTTGCGAATATCTTCAGGATAGAGTATTTTATCTACAGAGCCGCGATAAGAACGCTCCTCTTTGGGCAATTGAAGCCCACTGTACTGAGGGTTATCGCGGCTTAATTTTTCCTTCCGGTAAAGCGTCAAACCTGCTTTATCCAGGCTATTAGCTTTGTTCATCCCCCCTTTTGTTCCATATACAGAAGCCACCTTGTTAATTTCTATTCGTTTATCTGTTGCCTTCATGTGCACTGCCGACACCACCGGATCACCATTTTTATCCACGGCATCAAGCAGCATCACAACCGCATTTCTTTCTGTCGCGGAACGGTAAATTGCATCCGGATCGTGCATCAGCTCAGGAAGTCTCTCGATAACATCCATTGGCACCACATGTTTCACTCCATTGGTTGCCTTCCGCACAGTGTCGCGGGAGATAACCAGCGGCAAATCTGGTGCGCCAAGGTGGCGCAATACCGGCGGCGTACGCCCGATGTTTGCAGTCATTGCACCAGAACGTAACGACTTCATCATTCTGGCAAGGTCATCACGATAACGCTCGCCCTCACCTTCCGGCACTTTGAACGGATCAGGTTTACCACTACGGGAGTACTGAGACGATGCGCCCGCGCCATCCTCACGCGGCGTGTAACCTTCCCGCACACGCTGGCCTAACGTGCGAATAGTTTCGCGAACAAGTCTGATATCGTTCAGTTCCGTCGGCTTCAGTAACCCCGTACGACGCAGTACCCCTTTGACCAGGGCAACAACACGCTCCCACGCCGCCACAAATTTATTCGGCTGTTTCTCCGCCATATGTGCCAGAAATTCACCCGCCTGCACTTCCGGTGATTCCTTACCATAAGACGCATCAACCTTACGCCAGGCGTCACGGATGGTGGCGTTATCACTGTCACGGGTTTTCAGTACGGTCTTAATAATCGTCTGATATTCCGCTGGCGTGACTACATGCTCCATTGCATGGTGAATAATCTCGTGACGTAACTTCTCGCGAACGGTCCGCCCGTCAGGGATGTTATCCGCCACCAGGACAATTTCACGTTTATCCGGACGATAGAACGCATGCACCCTGCCGTAACCGTCGAACGATTCACCCGCCAGCGCTTCAGCCTCTTTCTGTGACTTCACCACGCGGACCTTCAGGTCACTGTCCTTAATGCCACTCATCACGCCACGGGCAACCGCTTCAACCTGCGGGACCGGGCTGCCTTTGGCTTCCGCACTGCGGTTAACATCCGAAATGAGATTGCCTTCAGGTGTGCGGGTCACGCCCTTACGGGAATAAAACGCAACGCCCTTGTCCGTCTTACGGGTTTTCAGCGTACTGAACAGGTGATCGAATGCATCACGAATACCGCCATCCAGTTCCGCATTCGTCGGATAAGCCCAGGTGTTATCTGTGTTGTGCTCAGGTGCCTTACGGATATTGACCAGATAATCATTCTCCACGCCAGCCGTACGCGCTTTATCCTGAACATAACGCTCAAAGGCACGCGCCGCCATTTCAACATCCGTTGACCAGTACGGTTTTGAGCGCACCTCATCGAGAAGCGCTGAACGACGCGGCATGTCACTGCTGTTGATCGCTTTCATCACGCCTTTAAACGCGTCGTAAACCTCCTGACGTACCGGATATTCCGCATCAACATATCTGCCGTCTTTAAATACGCGCCCGGCACGTTGTGCTTCCGTCATATAGTCGCCACCTGACGTGATCTTCCCGTCAGTGGAAACATCATAACGACCAAAATAATTATCCAGTGAATGGAACCATTCGTGGGCCAGCGCCCCCGGTCCGTTACCTTTTGTCAGGTTGATTGCCACCTCACCCGGCTCATAGTGTGCCGCCGCCTTACCCTTACCACGGGCACCAAAAGCAAGCCCAAGACGACCATTCAGGGAAAGCGCTTTTGTCGGAACGTTCAGCACGTCAGCCAGGTCATGCAGCGAGTCATAAGCCCGGTTCAAATCAGCCTGACGACGCGGACCTTCCACATAATTACCAAACTGCACACCACGGAAACCAAACGCATCACTGAACTGCTCCGGCGAAACATCCCCTTTGCGGCGTTCTGGTCCGGTGCGGTCGCGGTTAGTGGCGTTACGCTGCTCCTCACGCGAAATCTCCCGCATCTCCTTCACATGACGAACAAGCTCATCACGATGTGAATCAATGTACTTACGCGCATCACTGGCTGACTTAAAACCACCTCTCACCCGCATTTTGTTTTTGCCGTAAGCGATAAAAATATCGCCACTGCGGGTATTCCGGTAAACGTCAAAGCTGATTTTGTCATCTGGTGACGGTGCTGTTTTTTCATCACCTTTCGCCCGTGACTTTTCCTCCTGCTCTGCAAACCAGGCTTTCGCCTTTGTCAGTAATTCATCCCTGCTTTCCGAGAAAAAGAGGTTACTCCCCTTATTGTCCTTATTGCGCAGTGAATAAAGTTTCTGTGGCGGATCGTAACGCTTCCCTCCGGCCGCCTGATACACACCCGATACCACCCGATAAGCAGAAGCCTTGTCCATCTGTGAGGGTGGCAGCGTGCGTAACAGTTGCCAGGTATCCGCGTAACGGGAGGGCATTCTGCCTTCCATCCATTCTGCGAGGCGTTTCGCGCTGACCGTTCCGTTCAGCATTTCCGATACACTGTGTCGTACTTTTTTTACGCTCTCCCCCCAGCCAGCCGTATTGTGTTTCGTCTTCGCCGGAATATCGCTACGATACAGCGCTATCATTGCCAGGGTGTCAGCATCAGCCCCTTCGTTCGCCAGTTTTGCATAGTCCGGTTTCGGGAACACTTTGCTCAGCGGCTGCGTGAAATAATCCCTGTCTTCCAGCGTTTTACCCAGTGTTTCGGCAAGCTGTGCATAACGGTGTTTTGCCGCGCCCTTAATCTCCTCGCCAAAGTCTTCAATTTTTGCACCACGCGCCTGCTGGTGAGTGCTCGGTTTATCTACCGGCACCGGCACCGGCACCGGCACCGGCACCTCAGTATCCGGAACATCGGTTATGGTCTGGCGATTATCCCCGGTCTGTCTGCGTGCTTCTGCCTGCTGTGCCAGTTCCGGAAGGGAGTCACGAACCATACGAGGGAGTGATTCAGGCTGTGGCATATCAACCCCACGCTGACTTTCAGGTGCAGGAAGTCCTTCACGCACTGGTGCTGTGGCGTTCTGCTCATCCGGTGACGGCAGACCACGACGAACCGGTTCGCCCTCCAGTATTTCCCCCCGGCGACCAGCGGCATTTTCCGGTGCCTGCGCACGTCCTTTCTGGAAACTCTGGCCCTTCACCTCACCGGTTGTGGTAAAACGACCACCACGTCCGGCCTGATTTTCATCCGGCGTACGCGCCACTTCTCCCGGTAACGGATATCCCTGTCCGGGATGAATATCGCCGGGAGCGGGAAGGCGTGGACGCTCAGTTAACTCCTGAGCTGTCGGACCGGCATCACCTTCAGCCATCTGTGAACGCACCAGCTCTTCCGCCGTCGGCACGTTGCCACGGGCAAGGCGGGCCTGCACTTCTGTATCATCTCCCGTAAAACCCCGGAATCGCGGGTCACGCATGAACGCTGGCTGCTCCATCGGATCAGCATCAGCAATACGCTCTCCGTCAGCCAGGGTGTTAATGGTTTCCGTTGCCACATCTTCAGAGAACGCAGGATTATCCATTTCAACGGCATACTGATTCTCACCTTTCTTCACTACGGACGGTTTCAGGCCGGTGGCGCTGGCATTGCGAAAAACATCGCTACCCATGGCGCTTTTCTCATCCGTGAAATAACGGTTGTCCGGACGCACCTTTTCAATGCGTTCTGCTGGTCTGGACGCACCACTCCCGTTAATTTCAATACGAACTTCATCCGGATCGCGGAACCGCACCGTCGGGTAAATACTCCCGTCGCCATCATCCGCATTTTCCGGCTGTGGCTGTGCCTCCGGTCTGGCCTCCTGCTGAGGGCGAAGCACATCACGGATAGCCTGTAACTGCTGCTCTTCAGTATCAGTACGCCCTTCCTTCAGGCTGAGTTTTCGGTATTCCTCAAGCAGTTCAGGGCGCGGCTTCGCCTTCAGCTCATCCATCACCGCCTGTCGCTTCGCCTGTTCATCCAGTTCATTTAACAGCTGGCTGGCGGCTTCCCGGCGATGAACGGCAGACGTGTCTCCCTCATGTGCCATATCCGCATCAGCATACTGTTCCAGAAGCTGCTCGCGATTCATGCCCTGCATGGATTCGCGATGCTGTGCCACCGGATCAACCGGTTCGGGTTGCGGGGCTGCTTCGCCCTGCTGCACGATTTCAGCATCACGCATGGCGGCTTCTTCTGCGGCCTGACGTTTGCCACGATATCCGGCAACCGCACCGAACGGAGCGCCCATCGCAGCACCAAGGGCTGCACCTTCGATCGTTGCGTCAGCCACGCCCTCCCACGGTGACACATCCATTCCGGCGGTCTCACGCAATGCCGTGTTTTCCTGATAGCGCGAATAGCCACCCTGTGCCCCGTTAATTACGCCCTGTTCCGTGGCATTTCTGACAATGCCGCTTTTAACGGTCTTCGCTGTGCCCCGCATCGCCAGATTAAACAACTGTGCATCGCCCAGTTTTGCCGCCATGGCATTCACAGCCAGCAATTCAGGATCGGTTGCCAGCTGCGCGCGCACCTCATCGGCAACACGCTCTTTTGCCAGGTCCATTTTCTGGCGATCAGTAAGCTGTGCGTGCTGTGGAGCTGCATCAATTGACAAAAACGTCTGCTGAAATTTCGGTGACTGCGCCAGCTCAGCGTAATCCGCATTAAGAACAGCATCTGCTGCCGACATTGCACTCTGCCCCTGTGCACTGGCTGTGGAATGGGTGATCAGGCCCGCATGGAAGAAATCCGTCATTTTTTTATCGACAGCTTCTGCTGCCAGTGCCGTGGCTCTTTCCGGCTGCACTCCTGCCGCGATGTATTTTTTCTCCAGCCCGGCGGTCAGCGTTCTTTTCAGTGCGACCTGTCCCACCTTTCTAACCACACCGCCAGCAACCAGATCAGGTACAAGCGCACCAATCAGGTTTACACCCTTCGTCAGCAAGACCGCAGAATCATCATAGCCTTCACTCATTGGCGTGTTCAGCGCACGAACAGCACCCGGCGACATCTGATCTGTCAGCCATTCATCCGAGGCTTTGGCACCATCACTGACTGCCTTACCGGTTGCTTTCAGACCTTCACCGACAGTATCAGTGACCGCGTTTTTACCTGTTCCATCGGGAATGTTTTTAATCGCATCTCCAACAGAAGGTGGCGCGCCCAGTTCCTTTTGCGTGGAGGAAGGCGGCATGTAAACATCCGTCATGAAAGACGACAACCCGGCAAGCGTTTTTACAGGATTATTTACAAATCCATCACCGAGTCCACGGACCATCTCCCCTGTTCCCCGGACGGACTGGGAGAAACCTTTACCCATTGTTGGCAATACATCACCGAGGCTGAACGATGTGCTGTGATCAATGGCATTCTGCGGGTTGCTGAAAAAATCCTGCCAGTAATTTTCTCCCGGCTGCTTAATGTTCAGGCTGCTGCGGTTCTGGTTACCCAATTGCGCTTCAGGGCGCTGCTCATCTGAAAAAGCCATACAGACTCCAGTAAAAAAAAGCCCGACACGATGGTCGGGCGTAAGTGAACGATATTAACGGGGAGCGCGTTACTGCCGCGTAACTTTACTTCATCCAGCCTCTGATCTCTTCGGCTGATGCAGCAGCGCTATAATTCTTCGCTTTTTCCTGTTCGGCTTTTTTATCCCGGAGGTGATTCTGGTACCAAATTTCCAGTTCCTTTTCACGCCCCGGTTCCAGCAAGGCTGGCATATTGGCGGCAGTCGCTTTGACAAACTCCAGTTTGACCGGATCGCCCTCCGCCCAGGTCTGCCCCTTCTGTAAAAGCTGTTCAAATTTCTGTTGCTGAATTTTCTGCTGATATTCCGGTAAACCATGCGCAGCTAAAAATTCATCCCTCGCAGCCTGAGCATTACCGCCGTTCTTGATCGCTTCCGCTGCTACCTGGCTGGCTTCTTTCTGAATATCTTTCAGAGAAAGCCCCTCCTGCTTCGGCGTGAAATAACCGAAATTTTTCGAAATTTCCGCGAATTTACTGCGATCCCTGACAAGCTCAACAGCCTTATCAACAGGCACCGCCAGCACGGTTTGATCATCCGGATGTGCACTGCCGTATTCTGTTACAGGTTTATGCGCGGTGGAGCCATCGCTGTATGTGAGATCAAGGCCAATAAGTACGTACCCTTCCTGCTGCGCCGGTACGATACTGCCAATCCTGGCCTCTTTTATCGTCTTTTTCCCGGTTGAATCGGGCATGCCAATACGCTGTTGCAGTTCCGGGGCAAACACACCAGAAAGCGCATCAAGACTTTCCGGGGTATTGAGTGAAGCGATCGCCCTGTCCGGCTTGTCATCAAAGATTTTTTGCAGGTTGTTCACGGCCTGACCCGCTTTCGCTACATAGCCATCATTCGCCATCAGCCTCAGCGGATTACCCTCTGACAACTGGCCGTAAAGACGCATTGCGGCATCCCGATCGCCAGCATCCACAGCCTTTCCAAGCGCCGCCATCACAGGCTGATCGCGCGCCAGCATATCGTTATACTCAAGCCGTCGCTGGTTGTATTTCTGCATCCGGAGTCGCTGCTGCTCCATACCCAGCGACGCATTCCGGTAATTCTGCGCTGCGGCGTGTTCCCTCTCTTTCAGCGCATATTCACGATCGGCATTTTTGACATTAAGATCATATGTACGCTGATCATTTTCCTTTCGATGCTCAAACTGCGACTGCGCAAATTCAAAATCGCGCTCGTTATTTTTCTGTTGTTGAGCAAGCTGTGCTTCACGCAGACCAAGCTCCTTACGACGGGTCATGGCCTGGTCAACGGTGCTGAATCCGGCAAGTAACCCCTGTGCAAATCCGCTCATTCACCACTCCTTAAAACAACGAGCCAGCAAGACCACCTATGACAGCACCAATAGCCGCACCGGGGAGACCACCAACGGCAGCGCCCATAGCCGCCCCCGTACCAATGCCCGTACCGATATTCTGCTTGTTCTGCGCTTTCTGTTGCGCCGCCATCTGCTTGTTAGCAGCCTCAATTTCTTCACGTCGCCTGTCGGCGTCACTTATTCCCTGTAATGCCTCTCGACGTGACTGATTCGCAATATCCAGTAAACCGTATCCCATATTTCCTCCTTAAGCTGACACCAGTTGTCCGCCAACACTCAGTTGCTGTCTTGCAGGTGCAGAAGCCCCCGTCAGTATGTTCATCTGACGATCCTGCTCTGCTTCACGGATACCATTTTTCGCGCCAGCAATTGCCAGGGCATTACGTAACCCCAGCGTATTACTGTTGGGATTATCAGGTCGGTTAACGCCATATCGTGCCATCTGGTTATCCTGCGCCATCTGCGCTGTACGGAGACTGGAAGTGGCAAGGCCGCCCACCCGGGCAAGCTGCGCATTCATCAGGCTGTTGTTCTCGCCAAGGTCAGCCAGCCTTGCCACGCGGGGCAAATATCTGGTTCGCCAGTCGTCGTATTGTTGGCGTGTCAGCGCTGCTGACGTCTGCCAGTCACCCTGTGGGCGGGCTGCTCCTGAATAACCAGCCCTTGCGAGAGTTTCGTATTTACCGTACTCCATAATCACAGTCTCCAGTTCTGAGCCTGATGCTGAATGGCATTAGCGCCGGTGCCAGGTGTTTTAGCACCGCCACTTCCTCCGCTACCGCCAGCCTTATGCATCGCATATGCACCAACCGCACCCAGACCAGCGCCAACAAGAGAGGCTCGCCCCTGCTGTTTCGTAAACGCAGCCTGTGCGTCCGATTTGGCTTTTGCCAGACTGCTGTCAGCCAGGGAGTTAAAACTCTGTAACGCATCTGCCTTCTGACCGGAACCGAGAGCCGCAACATCCTGTAGCCCGGCAATATATTTATCTGCCTGCGATACCTGCCCCCGTGTGGTCGTGTCAATCTGCCCGATCACCTGGTCGCTTTGATTTGCATCCATTACTGCATTAAAACGACCACTGGATGGGTCAACGCCGGACTGAGCAAGATTACCCGCCAGCTCCCTTCGCGCTTCACCAAACTGTTTCTGATACCCAAGATTTGTTGTGCCTGCGATATTTTCGTACTGCTGCTCACTGTTAAGGTCATCGACCTTTTTCATGAAGTTATCTTCTGCCGGACGGAGAATATTTTTGTAATCCTGCCACCCTTTCCAGGCCACCTCTTCCTGTGCTATTTGCGCTGCTGTTGGTTTTACTTTGGTATCACCACCACCTTTACTTCCGCCCATAATGGCTCCTCAGATAACAAAAAACCCTGCCGGAGCAGGGTCAGAATGTGAATTGCAATGTGGGTTTACGCTCGATGATGAATACAGTGGCAGTCAGACTGCTATCCTGAACACCATGAAGCCATCCTCATCATCCGGCATTCGCTCAAAGCCCAGACGTTTTCCCAGCCGGATAAATCCTCGTCTTGCCGTATGAAATTCGGCCCAGCGTCCGCCAGCCAGGCGGGTTAATGTCTTCACCTCCGGCAGATAACGCTCAACACTCTTACTCCCCGTACACACGCCCAGTAACACCAGAACATAAGGGATACCATCGTCACTGAGCACAGAACGCAGCACCAGAAAACCATCCGGCGCTTCAAAGCAAAACGCCTGCTTTTTAAGGCAGGCGTCTTTAACTTCATTCATAAATTCAGGGTTGCGGGAATTTCTCACAACACGCTGCATATACCGGAGAATTCTGTCGTCCATTCTCTCACCTGAAACGGGTGCCATATCGGCTGAACCTCAGCAACCAGTTGACGGGGACTTTCGTCCCCGTCGCGGTTTTCCTACTGCTTACACTGTAAGAACGCCGCAAACTCCGCTCCCCACAAATTCAGCCGGAACTCACACAGCGAACCGTGTAACATCCAGATGGTGAAGATTACCGTCATGCAAATTGTGACGGTGATAAGCGATTTTTGCGACATAGCGCTTGCCTCCTGAGTGGAGAGGCGCTAACCTTCTACTTGTCAAGGAAAGAAGTGTCAGGGCCTCGGGTTAACGTTAAAGTTGACTCGGGGCCTTTCCACATCAGGCCTTCAGGTTCACCTTCCAGCCATCAGCCGAAAGGCACCCGCGCATAATCTACGATTTTTGCCCTGCACGGGCAACAAAAAACCCGCCATCACAGCGGGTTATGACATGTTGTCGGGTATTACTCAGAATTTCAGGCCAATGCCTACAATAACCCCACTCGTGCGCCAGTCACCGGATCCGGAGCTTTCATACGCGACATCCATAGCAACACTTTCATTCAGGTTAAATTGTGCACCAGCAGCCCATGCAAGTGCTGTTTTTTTAGTACTCTTGCTTTCAGAAAAACTACCGGCACCATGATTAAGATTGTCGTTAATTTTCAAGTCAGTGGTGACTTTTGCAACCCCCATACCAGCCATTGCATACACACTGAGGTATTCGTTAAACCGCCACGAAGGACCGGATAGTAGACTCCAGTAATTAGCCCTGATATCAGTTCTCGCTGAAGCTGCCGGATTTTTAACCTCTCTGGATTCATCTCCTGGGTTAATATCAATAAATGCCTGCGCATTAGTCATAGAACGCACCCATGTAAAAGATGTTATAACACCAATCTCATCCGTTATCTCATAACGATACCTGATGCTCATCCCCTGAGGAGATTTGCCTTTGCCATCATGCCCCCGGACAGAAGCATCTGCATATTCGCCTGAATTGAAGTAGTGTCTGTTTGTAAAACGGTTAAAAGTATCAAGATTATAAAGACTTAAATCCTTAACAAAATTGTTCAGTCCAGAGAGCTGAAGATGAGCGTATCCGAAAGAAACTGTACTGTCACCTTGTGCTGCACAGGCAGGGGCTGCTACAAAACTCATCACAAAAGTTGTGCACGCAAAAATAATTCTGGCATGTTTCATTTTTAGACTTTTCCTATAATAAAATAACCCCGTATTATCTAAGATGAATTTAGTTTTATTACTTAATATTCATACTGACAGGCATATCAGTCATATATTGATGAATTAATGACCAGCACTTTATCTATATACGGCTTCCGAATATCCCATGTTGCACGACCGGAATAATGCTCACAGGAATATATTTTATTTCCTGTAGCCCCCGTTGATGTGGTGTAAATCGGTCGGTCATAAGGTGTACGCTGCCAGTTATAATACCCAACCAGTGCAGGCATAATTGCACATGGATATCCGAGATCTTTTTCAAATTTGATATCAACAGGTATTAACTTCGCGTCAAGCAGCATCATTTCGCCATGGTAAATCATCTCACCCGACGGGTTATACATGGCAATACCATACTCAGAAGGTTGAGTAACCATATTCGCAAAAGCATAAACAGTCGTAACACCAGGATTCGTTCCCCTGACAATTTGATGAAGCCTTAAGGCATGATATCCATCAATCTGTTCATGTGTGTACATGACATCGGCCTTTTTCTCTGTTCTGATAAAGAAAAAACAACTTTTTCCTGACGGGATTGATGTTTTAAAAAAAGCCTTCTCAGTCGCCGGAATAGTTCCCTTATTGATCAGACACTGAGGCGTAAACCCCGGGCTTATCCACAAGCTGCCATCTGGTTTCGTAATGCTTAAACCATACATACAACTCACCCCCAGAATGTATAAATATATGATCCCATCCCCTGCTCAAGATTCGACCATGTCACCGTATTGCCATTAATGGTTATCTTCGGTACTTTCCGGTCCTTAAATACATTATTCCACGGAAATAATGAACAGACTGCCTGTAATGTTTTCCCTTCTGGTTTATTCGTATACGTTTTTGATCCCGACTCCGACGTAAATCTGTCCAGGAAAAATATGGGAGTAAGCACGCCCGTAACATTAACATTGTTTCTGTTGTATATTGCAAAACCATATTCTGCCAATGTCAGCCTCCGGCTCAGCTTAACCTGCCTATGCGAACAGCCAGGCGTCCGTTCTGGTCATAAACTTCAATTTTATCATTGCGGATCACCAGCCCAACATTCTGATTAGAGTAACGAATTGTCAGTTGCCCCTGCGACGTAACACTAAAAAGGCCACCAATATTCAGGTTACCCTGAGAATCAACCTGAAAGTTCCCGTTCTGAATAACAGCACTACGGATAACAGGCGACGTGATACTTGCCCCGGCTTTTACTTCATCTGCCACAACCTTCCGCGACACCAGTGTTTCAATCACCGCGTCATAAATCATCGCTTTGGGAATAACAACTTTTCCACCTGACACCGCAAAGGGATAGGCTGTGTTATCCGGGTTGTTCGGGTCAAAGACAAACAACTGCGATGCCGAAATTGCAACCTGGCTTACCGGCTTCCCTTCACCATCTTTTCCTGCAACAATTCCGATCCCCGCAGTAATTCCCTCAACGCCGGTCTTTTTTGACCACATGGCCAGGAAAGCTTCACCGCCTTCTTTATCCACCTTAGTGATGCGCTCATTTACCTTATTAAGCTCTTCACTGGTTGACTTATTCATCCCCGTAACACGGGTATCAATACCACCGATAGTTTTCAGTGTTTCTTCCCTGAGATTACCCACAACTTCCGTCGTCTCGATTGCCGCGTCCTTTACTGCCTGCCCCTGAGCATTCTTTATTTCCTTACGCAGCTCTTCCACCACCGGTGACTTTGCAGCCTCCTCCTTGATCTGGTCAATAATGGCCTGAACGCTTATCTGGGTTTGTGCGGGAGTGCCTTTTACCGCGTTCCATGGCCCTTTCACTCCCGCTGCATTAACAAAGCGTATCCAGTAGAATCCCGACCAGCCCGGATCAACCGGATCACCGTAAACCTGCCCCGGCGTCGTGGCAACCAGCACCGCATCCGAAAGGTCATCCTCCGTACCCCGCCAGATTTCAGTCAGTGAATGACCGCGATAATTCGGCATATCCCATTCAAGAAGCACCGAACCAAATCCCCCGGTAGCCTTAAAATTCTGCGGCTTCGAGGGGAAATCAACGACCATCAGGCTACTGTCAATCTCGATCCCCGGATTCAGGGCGTATGAGACACCTCCTGAAGCCCGGCGACGGGCAAGCTTCAGACCAACCAGCTCTTCACGGGTTACAAAAGCATGACGACCATCTCCACGCTGCCCTGTGCCAATCTCCATATTTTCCACAACCGCAGATAAATCCTTTCCTGCGCGCCACGGTTTTTTTGTCATACCGGCAGCTCCGACATCGATGTACTGAGTGTAATACGTTCAACCTGACCAAAACCGGAAACCAGCATCTGCCAGTTTTGCCCGGTTGCAGCAGGTAATCTCACAACGCTTCCCGAAAAGCTTCCAGGTGCAAGGTGAATCACCGGAACATCATCTGCCAGCACAGTAATTCCCACCCGCTCTGGCGTCGGAGACTTCACCCTGAGACAGGAGAAAGAGGTTCTTTCCGGAAGGGAAAATACCTTTGAATGCCATCTGATTGTCGACGGCAAACTCCCTCCGGCGATCGCAGACATATTTTGTCCTGATACCACCCGCATAACATCGTTAACCAGGTCAACACATGCGCAGTCAAAAGGTGTACTGAGGTAGCGGATATCCATACCTGCCGGGTTGAAGACAAACACATCCTGCTTACCATCCGGTTTCGTGTAACAGGCAATGTATTCACCACGCCAGGGATAAGCCACAATGGAGGCCGGATTAAACTGACTCTGCCACTGTTCCGGTGAAATAATCTGCTCCGTCGCCAGAGCTGCATTACCGTTTGCATCAACAGACACCAGGCCATTTGTTCCTGCATACAGCACAAAGCCCTCCATCGCGACCATACTCCGCCTGCTCAGACACGCCTGCATTGAAGGAATTCTGGAGCCAGAAATTGTGGAAGGCGATACACCACTGAACAGATAAGGCTCACCCTTTGTCGCCACCACCAGTGATGTTCCGAGCGGACAGATAGCTACAATATCTTCTGCCGTCGTGTGACGATTCACTTCCGGCCATGCATACGGCAGATACGCTTCCGAAAACATCACTTCATTACCGGCAAATCCGGCGGCAATACCATTCGCCATCAGGCAAAGGCCTGTCATATTCTCCGGCGGCGGCAGGTAATCCCATGTCGCCAGCGAAGGTCCAAGATTTTTCGCCGGTATTTTATCCGTGTAACTGAGCACGGATGCATCCAGTTCAGCCACGAGTAAAAAATCGGCTTCTCCTCCCCCTGAGGCAGAACGATAAATACGACGACGTTTAATACTGGCATTCTGCAATGGCACCGGAGCCAGCGTCAGTTGTACCGCAGTTCCCGGAGTACGGAGTGTTACCTCCAGAGACGCCGGACCTGGCGGACCTTCTTCACCATAATCTGAGACAAAGGTTTCCGTATAAAACCGGGTTTCATCATCATTCGGGTTATCGTCAGAAACATCACCGCCCTGCTGGACAGTACAGACAGGAGCTGTCGTCGGCGCGGGGATCCCCAGACGATACGATGATGTCGGGTGATTCCCGTCCCCTTTTGTGGCAATGGTCGCATCCGTCACTTTAGGAAAACGCCCGTCAGTGTAGTAAATACGCCCATGGGGGTCCTGAGCGATCGGACTGCGGATCACATCCACCACATCCGGCCATGCAAACCAGAAATCGTCACGGTAATGAAAAATTGTTTTTGGCTTAATTGTGAATGTTTTCTCAACCCCGGATATCTGACGTTCTGGTGTAATAACACCAAACCGGAAATGGCAGTCCTCCGCCAGTACAGCGGAATGCTCGGGCAGCATGGATGTCACAACGCGCGGCATCATCCCACGCATCGTGGTGATATCGATATAGGGCATAGAAATTCCTTTGACTGCTTCAGGCTTAAAAATCAGGGGATTTATGATGGAATTCGCTAAAATCGCGATCGGTATCACTGCAACAGAGTGTTGCTATGATATTCTGGACAAGACATAACAACTCACTAATTGTTATCAAACGTCTTTCTTCTGGTCGGGGAGCATGTTGCTCCCCTTTTTTTACTGCATTACCACCGCAGCTGTAGCAACAAGAGCCAGCACACCACCAAGCCACACAAACAGCATGAAGCACATTGCGCCTGTGGTGTAACGTTTTCTTCCGATTGTCCGGCATCTCTCTTTATTCATCATCTGCACCTTCTGAACTATCAGAAGATTCTGCGCATCCGGCAGGACCGCCATCAGGCACCAACAAGCCGTCTGACGCTCACACCATACAGCCCGTTTTTCGCCATTCCCGTATACAGAAAGGTATTCACCGTCTTCGTGTGGATACCCATTTCACTGGCAAGGCGACAGGGTCTCGACTGGCGGTAGACATAACCGAACATCACCACCATCTCTGACATCGTCAGCGGGCGGGCAGCACTGTTATACGTCCAGACGCCGTTGTGTATGGCATCACTTATCTGCTCACCATCACGGAGCAACTCCGCATCCAGTTGCAGAAAATGACGCCCCTGGAACATACAGCGCATCAGCCTGCCCAGCAGGCCATCACTGATTATCAGCCAGGATTCGTCAAAGTCCGGGATATAACGGCGGTTCTCCGGCAGGAAAAACTCCCTCGCCAGTATCACACTGTGCCCCTTCAGTAACGCCTGCAGACCATACTCCAGATAGCGATTCCTGGTAGCCAGAATCACCTTCATCGCAGCACCTTCCTGTTTTTTATGCCCCATGAAAAACGGCAGACCAGAGTCCTGCGCCTGCCGTCATACTTCATGTCACCTTCAGCAATTAAAACTCGAAGTTCACACCTACGTTGTAGGAAACATCACCGTCGCTGGCCGCAATACCTGCTTTGGCTGCGGTCTGCTCGTTGAAGCGGTAACCCACACCAACAGCCACAGCCTGTTTGTCACTGTAACCACCCAGGGCTGCCGTGGCGTTGAATTTACCCACACTGTACGGCTGGAACAGACCGGACAGCGCCGCACTCTGTGCTGCCGCACGTTTCATTTCTTCGTGGTTTTCACGAATCTGGCGCTGCTGGCTGTTCAGGCGTGCGTTATGCTCCTGCAGCTGGCGGGAGTGATTCTGGATAGCCTGGGTGTTACTGCGGGTTCTGTTGTCGAGGCTGACAACAGCATCATTCACACGAACGTTGCCCGGTGCGCTCTGGTCAAGTGTATAGCTGCCATCTTTATTCTGGTAGACAGTAGTGTCAGCCTTAATATCTGCGACTGTTTGTTTTACAGAATAACGCTCACCGCTTCCCTGATTTTCATCCAGCGTGATATTGCCATCGGCATCAAGCGCAAAAGTTGTCTCTTTATTCAGTTGGTCGATATCCGAATCAATTCGGTTGAATTCTTTTAAGACTGCACCACCATCTTTTTTAGCTACAGTCAGTGCAGCTTCAGAACTCATACCATTTTTTACAGCCTGGTTATAATCGGCCGCGGTTTTGGAGGTAATAATCTTGGATACATCATCCTTAACTTTTTTTATTTTTTCAACGTCTGTATCCTTTAACTTTTTAATATTTTCCAGCTTTAACTCAGGTAAGTAGACAGGATACGCAATAGAATTAAAATAATCCTGCATTTTACTTTTATCAAGTGTTTTTCCGTGTGTTGCTAAAAAATTAGTAAACTCCTCTTCATTAACGGCCATGATGCTTCCTGTTGTTGTATTAATAGCACCTAAAAAAACCTCTTTTTTTCCTTTTGCTTTTACTATCTCGGCACCTTCCCCATCCTTGTAAAATTTTACGATGTACTCGTCCCCAATATTTACGTTCTCAGGAGTTGCCGCAACAACCCCACCACTCACCAACAACAGACCGGCAACAGCAGAAGAAAGAATAGTCTTTGTAAATTTCTTGCTCATGTGGTATACCCTATAAAATTATCTGTATACAAATAAAACAGTTCAACATCGGATATATAAAGAAAATCTGATGTCTCGCCGCTCTCATGAGCTTACTCCTGAAGAAATTCCGAATTTTAATATAAAGTTTTTCGGAATTTCCTTACTA